CTTATCGCTGCAACGCGATATGTACGGGTATTCAATTCGATAACGCAGAATACGGGTTTTGAATAGAAAACAAAGGAGGTGTCGAAATGAGCGGATCCCGAGGTCCACTGAGCAAGGACCCTTCTCTACGGCGCCGTACGAATGCCCCCTCTATGGCGCGAGCGGTCCTTCCGAATGAGGGTTACACAGGCCCTATTCCGCAATGGCCACTGGAAGAGTGCTCCGCCATGGAGATGCGAAAGTGGTCCTGGGTGTGGCGCACACCGGCGGCGGCTGAATTGATCAAGCTGGACATTGGGCCCATCGTCGCTCGGTACGTACGGATCTCCATCGCCGCTGAGAACATGATCGGCAAGTTGTCGATGGCACAGTCCAATCTGGTCAGCGAGGCTAGACAGCTGGAGGGCCAGTTGGGGCTCACCCCGTCGGCGATGCTGCGGTTGAACTGGGAAACCGCGCACGATGAGCTCTCTGACTGGCGCCGCGATGAGGTCGTCGTGGAGCGTGGGCACCGGGTCGCGGCGGTGGATGAGGCGGTATGAGCGACTGGGCGCCGCTGGAGGAGTTCTACGGCGAGGGCCTGTCCGGCGAGCAGAAGCGTTTGCTCAACCCCCCTCCCCCTCCTGAGCCCGAGCTGGACGCGGCGTGAAGCGGCGTACCAACCTGCGACGCTGCCGGCACGCGGCAAAGGGCCCTGACCACGGCTGCACCGACGACGGGCACTACCACGTGCGGGACTACTTCCGGGAAGACATCAACCACGAGAACCGGGCGCACCGGGAGTTGTGGCAAGCCTGGTTCACCGCGCACGGCATCGACCCGGCCGAGGTGCTGCTCACGCACTGGGTACAGCGCCAGGGCGAGGCGGACACGGACATCGAGAACAAGATCGTCTGGCTGGAGTACGGCGAGCGGGACGGCGAACAGATCACCGTGCACCGAGAGATTGACCTGGGCGCCCGCGTGCCCGACCCGTTCCCAGTTGACTAAGGGTAAGGAAATACATGAGCAGCCAGTATACAGTCAATGGTTTGGGGCTGCCGGGGCCGAATCCGTGGTCGATAATTTTGACGGGCTGGGGCTACTGGCCTGATTATACGTCGGGTTGAGATTAGCTATTACAAGAATAATGTGGCTAATCACCTGGAAGGGTTCGCCACCTTGTCCCGCTGCTCCACGCCAACTCCAGGTGTCGCGGTTACGGTGGTGTCGGTGGTGGATCAGTCTGCTGTTACCGCACAGGCAACCGCGATGACGGGCGCCTTGAGCATTTCGACAACTTTGGCATCTGTGACGAGTTGGGCAATGAGTAATAGTGAGTCTGTTGTGCGTGACTTCGGGGATGGCCAGGGCATTACTGTAAATCCCGGAAATTCCATCGGGGTCCTCGTGGCTGATGGTTCAAACGGCGGAGAGTTCTCGGTCAACATCTGGTTCGAAGAATAGGGGCGCCTTGTGGCCACCAGCGAGTACGTCAAAACCTCGGATGTCAAGCGGTACAGCTTCACCCAATACGTGTCGGGTTCACTAGCAGCATTCAAGACCGCGTTTGCTGCTGATTGGGCAGCAGTACTGCCGGCCGGGTTCGAGGTGGTGGCCACGGTGGGTGCGCCGACTATTGCGCTGTGCATCGTCTCTTCAGGCCAGGTGCTGACTGTGAACCCAAACGACTGGGTCGGCTTCAACTACGGGTCGTGGCTGGTCGTACCGAACGCGCAGATGTCGGGCAGCACCTTCATCGCAACCAGCATCTGACATGGCGCTGTCTATCTCCGTGCCGGCCGGAGCTACGAACGTACAGGCGTACACCGGCCGAGGCGTCCTGTTCGGCTGGTCGGTGCGCGACACAGCCGCGACGGCGGCCAAGGTGACGCTGCGGGACGGCACTAGCACCGGTGGCACGCCGATTGCGCTCATCGGGTACGCGTCTGGTGAGTCGCAAACCGCGCTGGTTCCCGGGCCCACCTTCATCACGGGGCTCTACGTCGACCGCACCACTGGGTCGGCCACTTGCGACCTGGTTCTGTACTTGTCGGAGGACTGATGGAGGGGAACTGATGGGCCTGCGCGAGCGCCGGGAGTACGTCGAGCTGTTCCGCAGCGGCGAATGGACTCCCGCGCGGCTGCGTCGGCTGCGCGAGCTGCGGCACTGGAGAGATGTCCCAACCGAGAAGATCCCGCCGGAGCTGCGTAGCGCCGCCGACGGGCCCGAGCTGAGCACCGAAGAGGCTTATCGTGCCCTGGCGTGGTCCGAGACGTAAGGGCGAGTACCCGAGCCTGGGGTACGAGGTCGGGGACTGGATCGAGGACAACCTGATCGTGCCCGACGGGACGCGTCAGGGGCGGCCCTATCTGCTTACCGATGAGATGTGGCGCCATATCCTCCAGACCTACCGCCTGATCCCCGACGCCACTCCCGAAATGGGCTCATTGGCCTTCCAGTACTACGGTGCGGCGCTCATTCGACCCCAGAAGTGGGGAAAAGACCCCCTGGGAGCCGCTCGTGTCTGCGCCGAAGCCCTCGGGCCTGTCCGTTTCGCTGGCTGGGATGCCGCTGGGGAGCCCGTCGGAATGCCGATGCCCACTCCGTGGATCCAGTGCGCCGGAAACGCTGAGGAACAGACCGACAATACGTTCCGGCCAATCGTGGCTATGCTGCGCGGTGGTCCGGTCAGTTCGACACCGGGGTTGGACGTTGGAGAGTCCCGAATTAATTTGCCAGATGGCGGGAGAATAGAGCCGGTAACGGCGTCCGCGAGGGCTCGATTGGGCGCCCGATTGACGTTTTTCACCCTCACCGAGTCGCATCTGATGACGGAGACCTCGGGTGGGTTGAAGATGGCTCGGGCGATGAAACGTAACGCCGCCGGCATGGACGGCCGCTGGCTGGAGATCACCAACGCCTGGGACCCCGGGCAGGGCTCGGTCGCGCAGCTGACGTATCAGGCGAAGGCCCCCGGGGTCTACATCGATTACCGCCCGCCGCGAGGCCGCATCGACCTGGATGACGACGCGGCCCTGTCGCGCGAGGTCGAGTACGTCTACGGCGATTCGTCCATCTCCCGGGGCGGCTGGGTGCGCCCTGAGCGCATCATCGCCGAGATCCGGGACCCGGCGACCGGCGAGGGTGAGGCACGGCGGTTCTTCCTCAACGAAATCAGCGTCGGCAGTAGCGACGCGGTCGACATGATCAAGTGGGTGGCGCAGGCCCGGGGCGAGTTGAGCCTCAAGCCCGGGGATCAGGTCGCGCTCGGCTTTCACGGCTCGCAGAACCGGGATTCGACGTCCCTGGTGGCGGCAAGGCTCTCCGACGGGTTCACCACCCACTTGCGGACGTGGGACAAGCCAATCGGCGCTCCCTCCGACTGGGTTATCCCACGTCCGCAGGTGCACGAGGCGGTACAGGACGCGTTCACCGCCTACGACGTCATCGTGATGTTCGCCGCGCCGCACGGTTGGCAAGACGAGCTCGACACCTGGTCTGGGCTCTACGACCAGCCGCCCACCTACCAGGGCGAGGAGCGGATCCGGATCATGAGCTTCCCGCTGAACAGCGAAGCTCGGATGGACGCGGTGATCGAGCGGTTCACCACCGCGCATCGGGCCAAGGGTGAGAACGAGATGTTCACCCACGATGGCTGCGAGGAGCTGTCCAGGGCGGCGGCGGCCACCGCGTTGGCGCACGGCAAGCGCCGCCCGTCGGCCGAGGAACGCGCGGCGGGGATGCCGGAGTACTACCAGCGGGTGGTGCGCAAGGACGCGCGGACCATTTCCCCGTTCGTGGCCGCGTTGTTGGCCCTGGAAGGCCGGGGTTGGGCCCTGGAGCACGGTCACGGGTTCGGCGACACTGGCGGCTTCAACATCTGGTGACGCGGAAAACCCCCGACCGGGATCGACGCGTCCAAGAACCCGATCAGGGGCTTTCCGAGGTCGAGGATAGTCCCCACTCAGAGACAGCGGAAAACCCCTGATCGGCGGACGGGTAGCCCGAGATCCCCGATCAGGGGTTTTCCGGAGCCGAGGATAGAAGATGGCCCCCGCCCAGAGCCAGCGGGGGCCATCTGTCTGCACATCACTCAGTTGATTTCGGACCAAGGAAATCTTGTACAGCATGCGGTCCGCAGGCCCCATTTGTCAACCTGGTAGTACAACTCGATCATGGAAGGGGCCAGCGCATGCCTGAGTGGGCCCTGACCGTGCTGCAAGGGTTCTTCGTGGTGCTCACGCTGGGTGGTGTGGCGTTGATCAGCCCGTATGCGGCCATTGCTCTGGTTGGACTACTGGGTCTTGCGCTGTGTGAAGCGGCGGCCCGCCGGTGAGCCTGTTCCGTTGGGCCCCGCGCGACGCCGAGCAGCGTCTCAACATCGAGAATCCGGCCGTCCCGCTGACCGATCTGAGCCTGCTTTCGGTGCTCGGAGGGTCACCAACCGACGCCGGGATGGCCGTCACCGAGCTCACTTCGCTCAATTTCTCGGCGGTATGGCGCTGTGTGAGCCTGATTTCGGGTCTGGGCGGCGCTTTGCCGCTCAATGTCTACGACAAGACCACCAAACAGCCCGTCGAGCACTCACTTCTGGACAATCCGCACCCAGATTTGACCCCACTGGAGTTCTGGAAGCTGAGCTACGTCCACCGCACCCTGTGGGGCAACTTCTACGCTCAAAAGATCTTCAAACGGGGCAACGGCACCATCCAGTACCTCATGCCGATCATGCCGAACCACGTGATCCCCGGAAAGGCCAAGCCGACGCCGGCGAACCCGTCCGGGAAGGTCTTTCAGGTCACCGACGATGCCGGCCGCACCCACGCGATGACCTCGAACGAGATTTTCCACCTCCCGGGCCTGGGATACGACGGCGTGTGCGGGATGAGCCCCATCAAGATGGCCCGCCAAGGCATCGGGCTGGCTCTGGGCGCGGAGAAGTACGCCTCAACCCTGTTCGGTTCGGGCAACCTGACCTCGGGCATCTTGCAGACCGAGCAGCGGCTGACCCAACAGCAGGCCGAGAAGCTGCAAGTGCAATGGCAGGAGAAGCTCGGCGGGCTGGCTCGGGCGCATCGGGTGGCCGTGCTGGACTCCGGCGCGAAGTTCCAGAGCCTGACGATGCCCAACGACGACGCGCAGCTTCTGGAGAGCCGGCGTTTCCAGCTCACCGAGCTCGGGCGCTACTACGGCGTTCCGCCATTCCTGCTTTTCGACCACGAGAAGTCGACGACCTGGGGTACCGGCCTGGAGCAGCAGGGCTTGGGGTTCGTCATGTACGACCTGCACCCCACCTGGCTGGCCACCACCGAGCAGCGGGTCACCAAAGAGCTCCTCGGCGACGGGTTGATAGCCCGGTACTCGATTCGCCAGTTGCTGCGCGGTGACTCAATTGCCCGCGCCGAGTGGAGCCGGGTCATGTTCGAGATGGGTGTCTTGAACGCCAACGAGATCCGCGAGGATGAAGATCTTCCGCCGCGTGAGGGCGGGGACAAGTACTTGGATTCGGTCACCGCGCAGCAAGCCAACGAGAACGCGCTGACCAGCACCTCACTCGGACCGTCGTCAGCGAATTCATGACCCATACGAGAGGAACGGCGATGTCTCGCAGCCTTCCGGTAGCCGACGAGCGTCGCGGCCTGTCTCTGGACGCTGCCGCCCTGGCCATCATCCCCACCGAGGGCGCTGTGCCCCGGTTCGGCGGCCATGCGGCGGTATTCAACTCCCGGACCGCCATCGGGAACCCGTTGACCTGGGGTTTTTACGAGGAAATCGCTCCCGGTGCGTTCACTAAGACGATTTCCGAGGGCGACGCCCGGATGCTGATAGACCACGACAGCTCGAAGGTGGTCGCACGACGCTCCGCCGGCACGCTGCGGCTGACTCAAGACGTGCGCGGGCTGGCTGTCGATGCCGATCTAGACTCCGAGCTGAGCTACGTCAACGACCTGAAGATCAACCTGCGCAACGGCAACATCACCGGGATGAGCTTCGGGTTCCGGGTGCCGGCCGGCAAGGACACCTGGACCACTGAAACCATCACCCGTGACGACGGCCAGCACGAGGTTGAGGTGCGTCGGGTCAACGAGGTGCAGCTCCTCGAGGTGTCGCCGGTGACTTTCCCGGCCTATGAGGAGACCGACGCCGGCTTGCGCGCGCTGCGCAGTCGTTACGCCGCCGGTGGGGAACGCGTTCGCAGCCTGATCGAGCGGTACAAGCCCGAGTGGCTACTGATGCTGGAAGACCGGGGCGACGACCCCGAGCTGCCCGAGTGGCTCACCCGGAAGCTGGACCTGCGGTACAAGATCAAGGACAAGGTGCGCGTCGTGGAGCGGGCGCACGCCGACGCCGTCGTGTTGGTGGCCACCGCGACCGCCGGCGCTGAGCCTGTTGAGGACAACGCTGACGAGTTGGGCATCGAGGAGCGCGACCCGAAGAAACCCTATGGCGATGTCGCCTACGCAGACCCGGGACTTCAGTCCGATGGAAAAAAACGCTACCCCATCGACACCAAGGAGCACGCCAAGGCGGCCTGGAGCTATATCAACAAGGCCAGCAACGCGGCTCTGTACACCGCTGAGCAGCTTGCTTCGATCAAGGACAAGATCCAGGCCGCTCTCAAACGTTTCGGTGTCCAAGTCTCAGATGACGACGCCGACGACAAGAACTCTGACCAGCCGGGTGAGACCACTGGCCAGGGGCACCAACCAGCACCGACCGAGCCGGCCGTGACCACTCGGCATATGGCGCTGGAGATGGCGGAAGCACGCATGCGCGCCCTGAGCGTCGCGCTCCGCCTTCCGAAGTAGCCAACCCACACCCATCTACCCCGCCACACCAGCGGGGCCTGTGGCATGCCCGAGAAAGGACAGCCATGAGTGAGCGCGACGAGCTGGATCCCCAGCACCGGATCTGGAACAGGATGAAGGAGATCGTCGACACGGCCAAGGCCGAAGGTCGGGATCTCACCGCCGAGGAGGACGCCAACTGGAACGCGGCCAACGCTGACCTGGACAAGGTGCTCGCCACGATCGAGCGCAACCGGCGGATGGCCGAGCTCGACTCGCCGGACTACTCCCGGGTGCTCAACGCCAACGGCGTGGATGAGCGCAAGGAAACCCGCGAGGAGCTCGAAGCCCGGCGCGGCGTGGAGTACGAGGACGCCTTCCGCACCTACATGCGCGGCGGCCTGGAAGGGCTGAACCCCGAGCGTCGGGGACTGCTGGCGAACCACTACATGGATGCCCGCGCCGCGCAGGGCACCACTTCGGGCGCCGTCGGTGGCTACCTGGTTCCGCCGGGTTACCGCCAGGTGCTGGTTGAGACGATGAAGGCGTACGGCGGTCTGATCAACTTCGCCAACGTCATCCAGACCGCGACCGGCAACCCGCTCCAGTGGCCCACCCACGACGGCACCTCCGAGGTTGGCCAGATCATCGGGGAGAACACGCAGGTCGCCGAGGTTGAGACCACGTTCGGCACCCGGACCATCGGGGCCTACATGTACTCCTCGAACCTGGTTCTGGCCTCCTTGCAGATCTTGCAGGACTCGGTGTTCGACCTGGACACCTGGTTGCCGACGCACCTCGGTATCCGGCTGGGTCGCGCGGTGTCGCAGCACTTCATCAACGGGACCGGCAGCGGTCAGCCCACCGGCGTCACCACCGGCGTCACGGTCGCTGTGCAGCCCACTGCCGGCAACATCGGGGTGCTGACCTACAACAACCTGATCGACCTGGAGCACGCGCTCGACCCGGCCTACCGGCAGAACTGCCGTTTCCTGCTCAACGACAACACCCTTGCGGTGATCAGGAAGATCGTTGACGGGTTCGGCCGGCCGCTCTGGGTGCCGATTCCGGTACCGGGCATGAGCCCGACGATCAACGGCCAGCCCTACGCGATCGATCAGGGCATGCCGTCGTTGGCGGCGAACAGCCTGTCGATCCTGTTCGGCGACTTCCAGCGCGCCTACATCATCCGTCAGGTGCTGGACGTGCACATGCTGCGGCTCACGGAGCGCTACGCCGACTTCCTACAGGTCGGATTCCTGGGCTTCCTGCGCCTGGACGCCCGTCCGGACGACCCGGCCGCTGTGAAGGCGTTCAAGAGCCCGGCGACCTGATCCGCCACTAGACGACGACGCAGCCGCGCGGTTTTCGGGGTTCCGCGCGGCTGCGTTCGTCCCCCGCTGTCCAAGAGAGGAGCCCGTCATGCCCGCCGCCGCCAGAAAGCCTGTGGACAAGCCCGCGCTCAAGGAGTCCCAGACCACCGACATCGACGAAATCCTGGCCAGCATCCGGGAGACGGCCATCGAGGTCCCTGAGGTTGCCGTGAGCAAGGTGTTCGGCGTGGTGCGCGACGCCGCCGACACCCCCCGCCACCGCAATTTCGTGCTGCTCGTGCCGGAGAACCCGACCGAGGACGAACTGAAGGCCGCTTGGAATATGGGCGGTGCGTTGCCGCCCAAGGACCAGGCGATCGAGTACTACCCGCGATGAAGGTCCGATTCACGACCTCGGTGGCCGGCAAGTACTTCGCCTACCGGTACGGCGAGGAGGTCGAGGGACCACACGAGATGTTGGCGCCCTTCCTGGCCAGCGGCAGCGCGGAGCTCGTCACTGAGGAGCGGGTGGAAACCCCGGAACGGCGTGTGCAGCGGCCTGAGGTGCGCCATCGCGCCCGGAACACCACTCGGAGGTAGCTGTGCCGACTCCGGTCTTGACCAACGCCTACATCACCCTGGACCAGCTCAAAGCGGCCCTGGGTGACAAGCGGCCGACGCCGAATCCCTGGGATGACGCCTACGCCATGGCTATCGAGTCGTCGAGCCGGCAGATCGACCAATACTGCGATGACCAGTTCTGGAATTCCGGCGTGCCCAGCGTGCGGGTGTTCCGTCCGGAGAAGCCTCGCGGCCTGGAAGTGGGTTCGTTCGCCTCGGTGACCGGTCTGTCGGTCGCGGTGGACATGGATGACGACGGGGTCTATGAGACGCCCTGGGTGCTGGGCACCGACTACCAGGTGTTCCCGTACAACCCCACTCCTGGTTGGCCTTACCGCCGCATTGAGCCTCTCGGAGCTCGGTTCTTCCCCGGCGCGCCGCAGCCGTATCTGTGGCAGGCGTACGGCTACACGCCGGGGTTCTACGGGCCGGCCTACGGCAACGGCTACATCTGGCGGTCTAAGCGCCCCCGCGTGCAAGTCACCGCCAACTGGGGATGGGCCGCGCCGCCGCCACAGGTCATCCAGGCGTGCCAGATCCTGTCCATCGAGTCCTGGAAGTCGAAAGACCTGACCAACGGGGTCGCCGGCAGCACCGGCATCTCTACCGGTTCGTTCGGCCCGCAGCGGGGCATGACCATGGCGCCCTCGTTGATGAACCCGGTGGCCCTACAGCTGCTCTGCGGCCTGCGCGACATCGTGGTGGCCTAGTGGCCGCCGGCCTGGTTCAGGTGCGGCGCGCGGTCGCGGAACGGCTCGACAACATCCCCGGGTATCAGGGGTACGCGTTCACCCCAGACTCGGTGTCCGCGCCGGCGCTCTGGGTGAATGCCGACCGGCCGGTCATCAACTACGTCAACAACAACCGGTCCGGCTACGACCCCACAGGCTTCTACTCGGAGTTTCGGCTCCTGGTGACCCTGGTCGTCAACCGCCAGGACATCGAAACCGCGCAAGAAGAGATTGATGACCACATCGGACCCAACGGGCCCATCGTCGCCGCGCTGCAAGACGTCACCATCGACGACACCCTGGGCCACCTGACTCGCAATGTCACGGTCAATTCCGCCATGCGCTACGGCGCATACAAGATCGGCGGAACTGACTATTTCGGTGTCCAACTCTCCGTCTGCGTACTGGCCTAGGAGTTTCCATGCCCCCCAAACCTAAAGCGGTCCCCGAGCCGGTAACTGAGTACGTCGTGGCTGTGCGGTTCGAGCGCCGTGAGCCTGATTGGCCTCACCAAGAATCCGCGTATGAAGTCGGGGAGCCCTATGACGGCCCCGATCTCGAGCAGTACGCGGAATGGCAACTAGTCGTCCCGGCAGACGCCGGGTCTGGCCAACCTGGCTCAGAGGATGAAGGGGCATAAGCAATGGCTATCCCACTTGTTGGTAGGAACGTCGCGGTCGCCGTTGACGGCTACGACTTCACCGGTAATGGCAACGAGATCAAGCTGAAGCGAGACGCGGCGAAGATCGACGCCACCGTGTTCGGACAGCACTTCAGCTACGACCTGGCCGGCATCCAGAAGGCGTCTCTGGAGCTCAAGGGGTTCTACTCCTACGGTTACTCCCAGATCGACCAGATCATCAACCAGCGGTTCGGCCAGACCAACGACGTCAACGTGTTGGTTGCACCGGCGGGCTACCCGGTGCTCGGTCCGGCCATCCTCATGCCGTCGGTCATCACCAAGTACGACCTGGACGCCAAGCTCAAGGGCGCCATCGACCTGGACGCTGAGTTCGACGCCCGTGGCGCGCTGGACCAGGGGTTCATTCTCAACTCGCCAATCGGGACGACCACCACCACCGGCAACTCCACGGACCTGTTCACCGCTGGGGTGGACACCGGCGGGGCGACCACCGGCGGCGCCGCCGCGCACGTCCACGTATTCGGAGTCACCGGCACCACGCCGAGCTTCACGGCGAAGATCCAGCATTCCCCGGACGGCACCACCTGGACCGACCTGCTGACCTTCGCCGCGATCACCACCGCCAACTCGAATCAGCGCCTGACGGCGGTCAACGGGATCACGGTGAATTCGCATGTCCGGGCCAGCTGGACGATCTCGGGGACCACCCCGGCGTTCAACGCCCTGATCGGCTTCAGCCGCAGCGTGGTCTACACCTAAACCGGAGAGGCGACCGTCATGGTTGATGTGCGCGTCACCATCACGGTCGAAGGGAAAGGGGGCGTCCAGGACATGCTACAGCGTGCCGTGGACGCCCTCTCTCCTGACAATCTGCGGGAAGCCACGCATAAAGGTGCTGAGATCCTGGTGGATTCGGTCCGGGGATTTGTGCCCGTCGGGGGCGTGGACAGTATGCACCCGGGCGCGTTGAAAGCGTCAGTGGGCGCGGTCGAGCTGGATGACAGCCCTACCGGCTGGTCGGTCAACCCTTACGTGAATGCCAGTGAAGAAGTCTACAAATACGCCCGGGTGCTCGATGAGGGCGGTACCGCTAGCGGTTATCAGAGTTTCCCAGACTTACGCGGTGGATCCGCTGGGGATTGGACCCAAACATTTGTAACCGAGCATGTGGGGAAGAACTACATGGAGCTCGGTTTCGAAGCAGGAGAGCAGGAGGCGGCTATGGCTGTCATGGAATACATCAACGCGTCAATCGAAGGCTAGTAACCCCGGTAGGAGCACACCCCGTTGACTGAACTGGACTATCGAACCCCGGAAGTAACCGGCGCGGATGAGTACCCCACGCTGTCGAACCCCAACCAGATCCGCGCCGTCGTGGAGCGCGTCAAGGTGTTCGTCCCGCAGTGGAAGTGCCATGTGTGGGTGCACGAGCTGACCGGCGAAGAGCTCGATCTCTACCGCCAGCCGATGTACCAGGTCAAAGAGACCAAGCTGACGCTGTCCCTGACCGAGAACACCCTGCGCCTGCTGGCCTACGCGCTGCGTACCGAGCAGGGTGACAGGCTCTGGCCCAACACCAAACGCGGCGTCGCCGAGCTCGGCAAACTGCCCTCGGGCGGCTCGGAACTGCTGGCCAAGACCGCGCGGCGGCTGTCTGGGCTGTCTGACGACGATGAGGAAGCGAAGGCGGGAAAAGTCTCCAGCACCGACCCGACCGACGATTCGTTTTCCGACTAGCCGGTCATCTCAAGATCGGGACCGTCGCCGAGCTGCTCAGGCGCATCTCGGCGACGGAGCTGGCGGAGTGGGCTGAGTTCGAGGAGCTCGAAGGCCCGATCGGGGACCGGCGCGCGGACTACAACGCCGGCTGGATAGCCCTGCACGCGGTCGCTCCGTACCGCAAGGACCCCGAGATCCCAGCCAGGCTCAAGGACTATCTGATCAAGTACGAGCACTCCGCCGAGGACCGCACAGAGCTCGACGCCGACGACCCGACGTTGCTGTTCGGCACATTTGGGGTTGCGGATCTGAGCAATTACGGCATGGCGGACCCGGCGGCCGAAGAAGTAGAAGTCCCTGAGGGTTTCTTCTCAACATCCATCGCGGAAGGAGGCGACAATGGCGAGCTCTTCAATGTCCATCCACATTGACGCCGACGCCGCCGACGCGATCGCGCAGATAGAAGCGCTGAATGCCGCCATCGACCAGCTCAACGACAAGACAATCCTCATCAAGGTTGAAACGTCGGGGCTGGACGACCTCAACGCTAAGCTGGCCGAAGTCAAGACCGCCGAAGACGCCGTTGGCGATAAAACGATAAAGATCACAACGGATAAGTCGCAACTTGATGAAGCGAAAACAGCTCTGCAAGACTTTAATACTGAGTTTGATAAAGCTGTCGCTGCCGCTGAGAGAGACTCTGAATCCGCTGGAAAATCTATAGGCAATCTCTCCAATGACGTCAAAAATCTAGACAACGATGGCAAGACGCTCGGGTCTGACCTGAATATCGCGGGCACCGCTATCGGAGATCTGGTATCTGTCGCGGGTGCGGCATCTGGGGCCATCGGAGCATTCGACCAGGGGCTTATCGCGGGTGAAACGGCCATCACCGACGTCACCCAAGGCATCGGGGACATGGAATCGGGCATTCAAGCCACCGAATCCACCGTCACCGCGATGGACCAGCTGATAGGCAACACGACGGCGGTCTTCCAGGACTTGCAAGAGGTTATCAAGCCGGTCGTGGATGCTTTTGACAGCCTGAAGAGTGCGTTGGGCCCGATCGGCGACATCATTGGAGCTGTGGTAGGCGGTTTCCAGGCGCTCATTGGGATAATGACGACCTTCGCCACTGTTGGTGGTATCGCTGCGTTGGTGATGGGCGCTCTCGGCACCGCTGTTGGTGCGCTGGGCGTCATCGCGGCGGTGGCGTTCGGCGGTTTTGGCGCGCTCATGTTGGCGGCCGGCGCGGCGATCACCGGGTTCGCCATCATGGCGGAAAAGGGCAACAAGCAGATTGCCCAGGGTTGGAAAGACCTGGTCGCCGAGGCCAAGAAGGACTTTACCGACATAGCGAAGCCGTTCGATGAGGTCATCAATGAGATGATTCGAACGGTACGGGCTGCTTTGCCACAGATTGCCGCGCCGCTTAAGGAAGCCTTTGCAACTATCGCCGCCGCCGCCAAGACCGGCATTCAACCGGCGGTCACTTCCCTGATCGAGCTGGCGAATGGTTTCCGCGACATCACTAACACGCTCGCGCCTAGCTTCAAGGTGTTTTTCCAATCTATGCCCGGCATTGTTCAAGCCGGGATAGGCGCGATCAAGCAAATGAGCACAGCGTTCGCCAATCTGGGCAGCGACATCCAGACAAAAGCCCTGGCCGGGGTGTCCACCATGATCGGCGCGGTGGGCCGGATGGGCGCCGTCTTGATCACCATCGGGGGTCAGAGCTTCCAGGCGTTCTCCCGGGACATGACGCAGATCCTGGATGCCGCCACCGGGATGGCGCAGAAGCTCGCGCCGGCAGTGCAACCCGCCATGACTGCCTTCACCAACCTGGCGCTGGCGGTCACGGCCGCGATCGGGAACAGCGAGAAGCAGATTACCTCGTTCTCCGGCGTGGTGTCCGGGGCTTCTAGGGCTGTTTCGGGCGAGTTGCAAGACGTCATCTCGATAGCGACAACGTTCGGCAGTGCATTTGTTAACGCATTGGCTCAGATCAAGCCTGCCTTTGACGAAATTGCGTCGACAGTGGCGCAAAACGCGGGATTGATCAAGGGTGCATTCTCGCTTATGGCTGGTTCGATAAATACGCTTGTTAGCATCATCACCGGACTTATCACGTTGATGCACGAGCTCGCCGACGTGTTCAAGGTCGTCTGGGACGCCATCTCCGTCGGGGTGCACTGGTTGTCTGACCTGGGCGGTGCAGTGTCGGGCACCGTGAACACGCTCAAGGGGCTCAAGGACGGCCTACTCGGTACCACCAGCGCGCAGCATGACGCCACCGACAGTGCCAAGGGCACCAACGACGCTATGGGTGCGCTCGGCAACGCAGCCAAAGACCTGTCCAACACTGTTCAGGGCATCCCACCGCCGCTTGACGATGCCGGCGCGGCCGCGAAGCAGTTCGGCGGCTCAATGCAGGCTGTCACGCCGCCGGTCGACGACGCCACCAACGCAATCAAGAACCTGTCCCCCGAGGTGTCCAAGAACGGTTCAGACTTCCTCGGCGCGGTCCCTCCGACCAAACAACACACCCAAGCACTCCAGCAGAACACGGCCGCTAACCAGCAAGCCGCCCAGGCACACAAGGGCGCGGGATCGGCCGCCGCCACCTCAGGTACTCAGCACCAGGCGGCGGCAGGCTCGATCGCAAGTGCTGGCGGTGCCGCGCAGGACACCGCTGGCCAGATGGATGCCCTGGGCACCGCCTCGCAGAGCTTGGGCACCGAGATCACCACCTTGGGCGACGATCTGAAGACCAAGCTCGACGGTGCTCTGACGATGGTCGACGGGGATATACGGAACAAGCTGGTCCAGTCCATCACCACGCTCAAGACCGAGCTCAAGTCGCTCGACGACATGGTGAAGACGCTGGCTGGCGACATCACGAACGTGCTCGTCAAGGCCGTGAACGACCTGGCCACCGCGCTGGGCACGAAGTTGGTGGCGTCGCTCAAGACGATCGTGACCTCGCTGAAGGACTTCGACGCCGAGGAGAAGGCGCTCGCCACCGACACTGACGCGCTGGACAAGCTGGTCGTCCAGCTCGACAAGGACGTCGTTCAGCTCGACAAGGACGTTAAGACCCTCACCGGCGACCTGACCGCGCTGGACAGCGGCGTCAAGACCATGGCCGCCGACATGCAGCCCGCCATCGCCGGCATTGAAGCCCTGGACAAGGCGGTCGCCAAGGCCACCGGCGACATCTCCAAGCTGGGGCAGGCCGCCGGCTCGACCGGGCAAGCCATCTCCAAGATGGGCTCCGACATGTCGGCGACGGCCAGCCAGACCGACAACCTGAGCAAATCGGTGCAGGGCCTAGACGGCAACCTGCAAGCCCTGGACAAGGAGCTCAAGCAGAAGCAGAAGGACCTCAACGACACCGGCAAAGCGGGTGGGGACGCCGGCAAGGGGCTCGGCAACGGGCCGGGCGGCCTGGGCGGCGGCGCTAAGCAGGGTCAGGGCGCCGTCGACAGTCTCGGCAACTCCGTGAAGGGCTTCAACGAGGATCTGAAGCAGTTGCACCAACGCGAAACCGAGCTCAACGACGCCCAGCATGAGCTCAACAAGGCGATGGAGAGCGGTACCGCCGAGCAGCAGAAGGCCGCCGCCGCCGCCCGCGACCATGCCGCCGCCGTAGCCAAGGACGCGCGCAGCATCCTGGAGGCCGACCGCGAGCAGAACAACTTCAACGCCGACATGAAGAAGGGCGCCGACGCTAGCAAGCAGGCCAGTACCGCGTACGACGCGATGGCCCAGGCCGTCTCGAAGGCCGCCCAGAGCTTCGGGGTAGGTAAACAGGCGGCGGACCAGTTCGGCCAGTCGGTCGCCAACGCGGCTAAGTCAGTCGGTAAGGCCGCGTCCGATGTCGTCGGCGAGGTCGGCAAGATGGGGGCCGCTGTCGGCAAGGTGTTCCGTGGCATGGCCGCCGATGCGAAAACCAATATGGACGCGATGTCGGCGTGGGCCAAGACTGGGTTTTCCGGGATTGGCGACATTGCCAGGGACACCATGGACGGCATGGCGACCAACGTGGAACGTGGATTCCAAAAAATGGGAGCGGCCGCCCATGGTGGGGTAGGCAAGATAGCGTCCGAAATTGCCTCGGGGATGGGCAAGGCGGTTAGTAACTTCGGCGCGGCCATGGACAAGATGTGGCACCACGAAACCGATGCTTGGGCCAAGATGGATTCGGGCACCAAGCAGGGCCTGAACAAGATGAACGGCTCTATGCAGTCGGGCATGAACAAGTTCAGCGGTCTTGCCAGCGCGGGCGCGGATAAGGCCGCAAATGGCGTTAAGCAGGGCATGGACAAGGCCGGCAACTCCGTTCAGTCGGGCATGAACAAGATCTCCAGCAGCGCTCGGGTGGGGATCGGGTCGCTCAACGACCTGGGTAACGCGGGCACGTCGATGGGCAACAAGGTCAAGCAAGGCGCCGATAAGGCCGGGCAATCCGCCGCGCAGGGCCTGGGTCAGGCGGCTCAGGCGGCGCAGTCGGCCAAGAGCGGCTTCCAGGGCGCGGGCGACGCCGCCAGCAACGCGGGCAACCACTTCGAGAGCCTCGGCCGGCAAGCGAAGAAGGCCGGACTGGACACCAACCAGCTCAAGGACATCATGAAACAGGCCGAAGGGGGCATGCGGGAGGCCGGCCAGGCCGCCGAGTCCAGCGGACAGCAGATTGCCTCAGGCATCGGGGACGGCTGTAAGCAGGCCGGCGACGCCGCGCAGTCCGGCGGGCAAAAGATCAAGAGCGGGATCGAGTCGGGTTGTCAGGGTGCGGTGTCAGCGGCGGAGAGCGCCAAGGCGCCGTTGACCCAAGCCGGCTCGGACATGGCGCAGGGCTGCGCCGACGGCATCCAGCAGAACACCCCGGCGCCGGTGAGCGCCGCGCAGTCCATGGGCGATCAGGTGTCGCAGGCCGCGCAGAGCGCCCTCGGCTGCCAATCCCCATCGGTGATCATGCATCAGGCCGGTATGGACTTCGATCAGGGCCTGGCCAACGGCATCAAGGACGGCTCGAAGGGCGCTCAGAAAGCCGCATCTGACCTGGGCAAATCCACTGTTGAGGCGGCCGCGCAGGGCGCTACGGCGGCGGCTGGGTCCGCGACCAGTGCCGGGGAGGTGTTCGGTAAGAGCCTGGCCACCGGCATCACCTCATCCCTGGGGTTCATCACCACGTCGGCTCTGTCGCTGGCCAGCGCGGCGACCAAGGAAGCGGACGCCATGCTCGCCAAGATGGGGGTGCTCGGCCAGGCCGGTGGTGGCACCTCGATCATCGCCGGCACACCCCCGATCACCCCGGCGTCCGGGCCGGCGAACCAAGGCGGTCAGGGAGGCGGAGAAACGCACGTGCATTGCTACATCGACGGCCGCGACATCACCCACACCATGCGCGTGGAGATCAAGCGGAACAACGACAAGCTGGCTAACTCTGTCGGGCGGCAGAAGCGGTGACCAGTCCCCCACCCAGTTATCAGACGACGACGATCCGCCCGAACGCCACGGTGTCGCTCGGTGGGGCAACGGTGGTCGGCGCGGCGAACGCGCACACTGCCTGGTCGGACAACACCGATGCCAGCTACGTGCAGTTCACCACCAGGTGCCGGATCGACAGCCAAAAGGTCAAAGTGTCGTTCCCGGCCCCGAGCATCCCGGCCGGTGCGCAGATCTTCTCCGTCGGGGTGCAGGTCCGGATTCAGTCGGTGATCGCGCCGGCGCCCCAACCGGTGCACGTCGGGTGGCACCACTGCACCCAGTCCCAGAACATCATCTCCACGATCCTGCAAGGAATCTTCGAACTGCTGTTCGGCTGGACGGCCCCGAGCAACCCGACCACCGCGACGTGGGTGCTGCAAGACCTGCCGACCGAAACCACGGACCCGCAGGGCAACCCGTGGACGGTGGGGAGCTTCAACAACTACCAACAGCAGATCGGCCGCGACGACCTCAACGGCAACGCGTCGCGGATTTCCGAGCTCTACGTCAACATCACCTACAGCGTGCAGAGCTCCATCACGGTCACCGCGCCCACCGGTTCGATCACCACCACCGCGCGCCCCACGCTGACCTGGACCTACGCCAACTCCCAGAACGACGCCCAGCAGGCGTACCAGTGGGCCGTCTATACCACCGCGCAGGCCGGCATCGGTGGGTTCACCCCGTTCGTGAGCCCGTCGTCTGACTCCAGCGGCGGCTACGTCTTCTCCGAGATCCTCCAGGCCACCACCAACGTCGACCTGATCAACGGCGGCTATGTCGGCTATGTGCAGGTGCAGCAGGCGTGGGCCGGGTTGGGCACGTTCACCTCGGCACCGGCGTCGACCAGCTGGACCCAAGCGGTAGCCGCGCCGCCGCCAGCCGCGACCCTGACAGATGCGTTCTGGGACGTCACCAACAACCGGGTGCAGCTGGACTGCCTACCGTCTTCGAGCTCGCCGGTGACCACCCTGTTCGCCTTCTACGTCTCCCGGGACCTGGGCGCGACGTGGGGGTTCGTCCGCAACTACATGTCCGTGGCGGCCAGCGGCATGTCGACGATTACCGCGTATGACTATGAGGCTCCTCCGAACGTGGCTTCGCAGTACAAGGTGCTGTCCTACGCCAGTTCCGCTCCGGCGGTGCCCGCGACGTCGTTCTCCGCCACCTTGTCCGCGACCCCCACCCGCATCGGGTTCTGGCTGATCGACCCGCTGAACCCGCTGAACAACACCATGCTGCCGGTGGCCTACCTGGGCGATCAGGTCACCATTCAGAAATCGCAAGGCACGTTCCTGCCACTGGCCGGTACAACCAAGGTGAACGCCATCGTCGTGCAGGGCGTCACCTACGGGCGTCAAGGCACCTTCCAGCTGATTTACAAAGCTCAGGATGGTGCCGCCATCTACACGGCATTCCGGCAAGCGGACGAATCAACGCATGTGTTGTTGCTGCAATATCCCACCGGGGAACAGCACTACATGGTGTTTGGCCCTGGTTCGGTTGGTTCGGACACTAGTTACACCTGGGATCTGAATCCGGCGCTCAACGGTGTCAAGTATCGTAAACTACAGGTAAGTTACGTTAAGGTAGACATGCCGGCGGTGACGAGCTAATGCAAGGCGTATCGGACGCATTCCAGGCCGCCGTCAAGACGGACCACACGGCGGTGTGCGAGGTTGACATCATCCAGAACGGCAAGGTTGTCGCGCAGCTGCAACCGTATGACGGGGCCGCCACCGCCGATCGGACGGCCGCGCAGATGCGTTCGGCGACGGTGTCTTTCGGGGATCCCACCGGCACGCTGACCCCCGTCGACATGTCGTCGATGCTGGCCCCGTTCGGTACGCGATTCAGGCTGAAGCGGGGTGTGCGGATTCTGAGCACCACGATCATCCAGGACTTGGACAACAATTTCACGACGTGGAGCGGCGGTACGCACATGGGCACGGTAGCCGACGTCTCGACCGGCGTTCTGAGGATTGGTCCCTGATGGCAAATCCTGTTTTCTCATCTGTGACGGGAAGGTTCGTCCGCTACTGCGACTTGGCGTTGGGTACCGACCAGCTGGTCATCGTGCTGCTCAAGGCTGCCGGCTTGCAGGCTGACGCGACCCTGCGCAACTACACCGCGCTGTCTACCCTGCTCGGATCCAATACTGAGGCGACGTTTACGAACTATGCGCGCAAGGTGGTGACCAGCGGTATCACCGTCACGACGGACACGACCAACCACAAGAATACGGTGGCCTTGGCTGGTTGGACCTGGACGGCGGCGGGCGGTGCGTCCAACGATGCTCTGGGCAAGCTGCTGGTTTGCTGGCGGCCCACCTCCGGCACGGCGGACTCCGGCTGCATCCCGCTGTTCGCGCACGACCTGACGGTGACCACCACCGGGTCTGACCTGATCGTGTCCATCGCCGGCCCCAACAACATCGCCACCGCAACCGCCGCGTAAATGCCCTACCCCGTAGAGTTTCTCGACTGTTCGATTGATGACTCTAACTATACGATCTCCGCCGCCGGTGCTGCTATTGCGGGAAATTTGCCGATCGGTGGCAGTGGGCAGATAGGTGACAAGCGGGTCTGCGTCCTTCTCCTCCTCGGAGGGAGCTGGGCATTTAGCAGCATTCCCGCCGGGTGGACATCGTCCGGCGTGTTTGCCATGGCCAACCTCGCCGGTAACGCCTGCGTTATAACACAGGTCATCAGTAGTTCATCTACTGACGGTATTTTCGTGGCCACGAACGGCGCAGGCACGGCCAGCTACATGCAGTTCAATTTCACAATGCGCAACTGGAATCCCGCGCAGGTTTGGTCTTCCGCTTCTTTCACTTACGCCAATGGTACGTTTACAGCTAACACCCAGAGCCTCCCCAACTTGTCGGTGTCGGTGGCGGCTGGCAGCGTTCACCTGGTCTGTGACTGGGCGGTCTCCGCGACTAACCAGTTCTTTGTCAAGACGCTTACGTCGCCCACTGGTTACACTCCACTGTGTGCCCAGGGAGGCTTTACTAGCGGCACTAACGATGCACTAATTGAGTTCGCTGCTAAGACTTATACATCCGCTGGCACGACAGGTACCATAAACAGCCCCTTTACAATCAGTTACTTCGGGGCGCCTAACAACCAGACTGTCACGTACTCCGCCATTTCGATAGTTCTTTCGCAAAATCCAGACGTCACGGCGACGATCGGTACCGCGTCGGAAACCCCGGACGCCGCCGCCGTCCTGACCCCGACCATCCCGAACACGCAGACGCACTTCACCATTGGCACCGCCACCGAAACTGACGCCGCCGCCGAGCTGTTCACCCCGCTGACCGGTACCCGGGTGTCAGACCCCAAACCGATCAGTGGCGGCCCTGTCGTCTCGAGCCGCATCTCCTGGCAGGCCAGCACCCCCGCGCCGGGCTCCACGGTGAAGGTCGAAACGTCCATCAACGCGGGCCTGACCTGGCAGGTAGCCATCAACGGCGCCGCCATACCGAACCTGCTGCCCGGCAATACCAGTGCACCCTCGGTGATGAGCAGGGCGACGCTGACCCGGGTGCTGGCCACCGACGCCAGTCCCACGGTGAGCGTGCTCGACGTCGATGTGGCGGTTGATTCCTCCTACAGCGAGATGGTGTCTCTGGGCACCTTTTTGATCACTCAGGTGGACATCATCGAATCGGGGGGCACCTCGGGTGGGGGCGCGTCCGGCGGCGGCTCGGGTAATGGGGTGACTGGTTCGGGCGGGACGTCTACCGGCGGGGGGTTGTCGGTGACGTTGTCCGGGATCGACCTGAGCTACCAGGTTTCCCGAAACACCTGGGATGAGATCTTCTACGTGCCACGCAACACCAACTACGCCGATGCGATCGAGGAGATCATCGCCAATCGGCTCCCCGGCCTGAGCTTCAACTTCGCTTCCACCGAGCATCTCACTCAGTCCCTGTTCCTGTTTGGGACCACCCAGGGAAATGATGCCTGGCAGGACGCCCAGGACATGGCGACCGCGATCGGATACGAAACGTATTTCGACCCCAACGGTGTGCCGGTGCTGCGCCCGATCCCGAACCCGGCGCTGAGCCCCACGGTGTGGGTGGTGGAAGACACCGCCAACCCCACGATGGTCTCCTACACCCGGTCCCTGACCGACGCGACGACCTACAACAAGGTCATCGTGCAGGGCGAGTCGACGGGCAATGCCGCGCCGGTGACCGCCACCGCCGAAGACCTGGACCCGGCCAGCCCGACCTACACCAAGGGTCCGTACGGCGTCGTCACCACGATCTTCACCAGTGCTCTGATCGGCACCGTGGACCAGGCGCAGCAGGTCGCCGACGCACTGCTGAACCTGGTCAAAGGCGCGTCGGAGACCGTACAGATCGACATGGTGCCCAATCCCGCGATCGAACCTGGCGACGTGATCGCGGTGTACCGCACGTTCAACGGTCAGAAGATCATTCAAGGAACCTTCCTGGTCAACTCGATGTCCACCCCGCTCGCGCCCGGTCAGGCCCAAACCCTGGTCTGCTACCGCCAGAGCCCCGGCGCGCCCAACGCCTAGGAGGTCGCCGTGATCTATCGCCTTGTCGTGTTGCTTCTGCTCGGGTTCCGCTTTGAAGACCCGTCCGTGGGCCGCCTGACCCGCGCGCTGATGGCCCGGGGCCGCGAGGTGGTCACCCGGGTTCCCCCGCAGCCAACCGCCACCCTGCGCCAGGTCACCATCAACTCCTGGTCGTCCCAAGGGCTCTCGGCCAACATCCAGCTAGGTTCCAACGCGGTGGCTGGGGTGTCGGCGATGGAGCACTACACCGTCCCGGTCGCCGGCGACACCGCGTGGGCCATCGTCAACGGCAACGACATCGTGCTGGTTGGCAAGCACCGGATAGCCACTCCGGCGATCAGCCCGTAACAGCTCGGCTAAGGGGGGTCGGTGCTGTTCTTAGCGCAAGGCGGCGTGGCCAGCGCGGGTGACATCGGGTTGCTTTACCAGTACGGCGGCCTGGTGTTCCTGTCCGTGGTCGCGTTGGCGGCGGTGCGGGTGCTGTTCAGCCGGGAAGCCAAATCGCTGGATCTGGAACGCGAGCGCGCGGACCGGCTCCAGGAGGAGCTCCGTAAGCTCAACGCCACCATCCAAGACAGGTTCGTCCCTGCCCTGGAGCGCTCTCAACAGACCGTCGAGCGGGCGCTCAAGCTGATCGCACGTCGGGATGACGGATGAGATGACCTCACTGCGGCGAGATGCCCCGGAAACAGCGAAGATCATCGACCGGGCCGAGAAGACCAGGGTCGAGCTGCTGGCGTTCATCGCCGAACTCAACTCGTTCGTGGAAACGCTCAACAACGAGTTGGACGAACAGGAAGAGGGGGAGCCAGGTGCCGGAGCAACGCGCTGACTCCCTCGCGGTGGCTGCCGCCAAGCTCACCGGGCAGGTCACCGAGCTCCTGGCGGTCGTGGGGACGCTCAAGGAACGTCTGACCGAGGTCGAAGAGGACCAGGGCGGCACCAATCGGCGGGTCAAGCGCAACGAGTCCAAGGCCAACTTCCTGCGCGCGCTGTTGGTGTTCGACATCGCCATGACACTGTTCGTCACCCTGCTGTACTGGCGGGAGTTCCAGACCAACCGCCAGCTCGATGCCACCCAGTCCAAGGTGCTGTGCCCGCTGTACTCGATCTTCCTGGGGGCCTACAACCCGGACACGCGCCCCGCTGGGCAGCCCCGCCAGACCTACGAAGACGACTACGTGATCATCCGGGAGGGTTACCGGATCCTGGCGTGCACCACCCCGATCGTCCCCCCGGCCATCCCGCACGCCGCGCCACCCTCTGCGCCGCCATCGCCGACACCAGGCAACTGATGGCCAGCCCTGGCCGGCACGCCTTGCGCGAACCCGCGCGGTACCGGATGGCCACCTTCCTGATGGTCGGGCTGGTCTCCGGCGCCGCGTTGATGGTGGCGCTACCGGCGCAACGCCAGACCAGTACCGCGCAACAGCAGTTGGCCGCCGCGCACAGCGAAGCCGACTCCATCGCCGGCCCGATCGCGGACATGTGCGCGGGCAGCAAAGGCGCCACCATCGCCGCCGAGCTGGCCAGCGCGCACACTCCGGACGGGCAGAGCTTGTGCCCGGCGGCGCGCCAGGTGCAAACCCAGCACTACGCATCGGCGCCGGCGTTCAACGCCCAGGACATCCAGAAGATGATTCATGACGAGCTGGCCCGTCAACCCGCGCCGGCCACGGTCACCCTCACCCCGCCACCACCGGTCCCACTCACCCCAGGGCCGGCGACCCTCACCCCACAGGCACCGTTCCCGCGCTCGGATTCGATCCTGCCCACACCCACTCCGAGCCCGTACCAACGCGAACGGCTCACGGTGACCGAAACCGCCCGGCCCACTCCCACCGTGACCCTCACCCAAACGGTCACGGCTCCCACACCGGCGACTACCACCGTCACAGCGCCCCCACCGGTCACCCAAACGGTAACGGCCCCCAACCCTTATCCGACGCAGCAAGCAACCCAACAGGTGGGTGGCGCGTCTAACACAGCGCCAGGTGTCCCTCTACTACCCGCAATTGGCTCGCTACTTGCCGGGATCTGACTCGTTAGGCCCGGTGCACGACCCGCAACCGGCGGATCCGGTGGCTGGCGAGGGACGCCTGAGCACACGAAAGGTTTGATCATGCTACGTAAGATCGTTACCGTCGGGGCCGCCATGGCGCTGCTCGGGGCCGGCTCCGTGGGGATGGCTTACGCGAGTACTCCCGCTCACGCGGTGAAGGCCGAAACTCCCTGTACGACCTCCGGCGGCCTTGTCGGCGACCTGATCGGCGCCGTGGGCGGAGTGGGTGGCACCTGCGTGCCCGACCCGCTGCACCACGGACACCCGGGTCTGCCCGGTGGGCACTTCCCCGGCGGCTACGGCGGTGGGTTCTACGGTGGCGGCTTCCCCGGCGGCTACGGCGGTACCTACTGGCGTGACCCGCGCGGCGTCGTGCTCCCCTACAGCCAGGTGGCCACCTCGTGTGGCTGCTCGGGAGACCCCGTCTCCTACGGCTACCAGCTGGTTCCGGCCCCGCAGTACATTGAGGTTCCGGTAGGCGCGGTGAGTGCCGGCGACGGTTCCTGCGCGACCCTGCTCAACCGGGGCTTCTCGTACTTCGGCAGCCCCCGCCGGGTGCACTGGCACTTCTGATCCGATGACGAATGCCCCCGTCACCGAGCCACCACGGCCGGCCACTTCAGATCACGGTCGACTGCGTCGGTGGCTCGGTGACGGTGGCGACCGGCTCGGGTTCAGTCGTGCGGTTGCGATTGTCCGGGCCCGAGGCCGGCGAGGGAGTCACGTGCTCTCCAGCAGACGTGCAGCGGATCTTGCGCGCGCTGATTACCGTTCGGCGCGAATCCGAGGCACCCGGTTCCCCCTCTGGCTGGGGCTGATCACGGCGTTCATCCTCGCGGCCGGCGCCGGCGTCAGCGGGGCGGTGTGGGTCAACCATCATCACACCGCGCCAAGTGCTGACCCGATGCCGGCGCTGACCCCGATGAACTGCCCGACCTGCGTAGCCCCACAACCCGACCTACCGCCCACCGGCTCGGGGACCGCACCTCCGACGAAACCGCACGCACTACAGCCGGCACCTCATGCACCCAGCGCACCCCGAGCTCCTAGCGCCCCCGTTGCCCCCAGCGCCCCCCAGGAACTCCCCCCGCCGCCGGCCGCACCCATCGCCCTGAGCTGGGGACCCAACCCGGTAGACGCCATCTCAGGCGGTGACGTACCGGTCGGCCTGGACATCCCCACGCTCGGGCTGTCCACCGGGGACTTCATGCGGCTCGGACTCAACCCGAACCACACGGTGCAAACCCCACCACTGTCGGCGGTGGCGCGCGTCGGTTGGCTGTGCCCGGCGGGTAAGGCTCCTTGCGGCGCGCCGATGCCTGGGGAGCCCGGCCCGGCGGTACTGATCGGGCACGTCGACGGTAACCACGTGCTGGGTGTGTTCGCCAAGGTCAACCAGCTCCAGCCCGGTGACCTGATCGTGGTGCGGCGCGCCAACGGCACCCAGGTCAACTTCGCTGTCACCCAGGTTGCCTACGCCGACAAGGACTCGTTTCCCACCCAGGCGGTCTACGGCGCCACCGACGCCCCGGAACTGCGGCTGATCACCTGCGGCGGCCCGTTCGACCCGAGCAAACGCAGCTACACCCAGAACGTGATCGTTTTTGCCTCCCAGGTCGGCAGGTCGGTCAACTAGTGATCCCGGCCCCGCGCGAGCGCCCGCTACTGGGACGCCGCGCGGGGCTCAACGACGCCGAGATCGCGGTCATCAGATTCCTGCTCGACGACGAGATGCGGATCGTGCGATTACAGAACTCACACATCCCCGACGGCGACGGTTCGTGTCTGGGCTGCAACTCCCAGCGCCGGCCACCGCCCTGGCCCTGCGAGATCCGCTACCTGGCCGATGAGGCTCTGCTCTACCGACTTCCACCCGTGAGGCAGGCGCCATGACTGAGCAGGCTTTCCCACCGCACCCGAGCCCTTCCCCCTGGCCGTTCACCTGGACACCGGTCACTCAGGACCAGTTCACGGCGGCCGCCACACACATCGACCGTCGGCTTGCGGCGATCGAGAAGGCACTCCACGACATAAGGAGCAACATGGCAACCCAGGCCGACGTCGACGCCCTCACCGCCGCACTGGTGGCCGAGGATGCAGAGCTCAATACCGCCGTGTCTGACCTACAGGCGTCCGTCGCGGCGATCGCGGCGCTGTTGGCGGTTCCCCCGGCTCAGCTGGACCTGGCGGCGCTTCAGGCCGAGGTGGCGACCAGCCAGACCCTGGCCGACGCGGTGCAGGCCGCTGTTGCCTCGGCGGCGGCGCTCGTTCCCCCGGCGACCAGCTGATATGAGCACCGGGGCGCGGGTTACTTCCTGGTGGCCCGCGCCCCGGCCCCACAACGCCCTATCAACGACAAGGGGGGCTCGACGTTGACGGGCTCATGGATTTTCGAGCATACGTTGGACACCCCCATCTACGACGCTCTGTTCGGTGAACTTCACCCAGGTCAGAGCGATTCCGGCGCATCCGGGGTAGACACCTCCTCCTGGCAGGGCACCCCCGACTTTTCAGCTGTCGCGTCGTCCGGCCACCAGTTCGTCTATATCAAAGCCAGTAACAACACCAATTCGAACTATCCGACCACCGAAGCTCAGTTCGAGTCCGCGACGGCGGCTGGGCTTTCGGTGGGTCTTTACCACTACGCGGACCCGTCGGTCGGCAGCGCCCACGAGCAGGCCGACGTGTTCGCCTCGGTACTTGAGCGCTACGACGCCATCCAAGGGCACCTGCCGCCGGCGCTGGATCTCGAGGTCGGGGACGGGCACCTCGGCGGTTGGGCTAAGGCGTTCCTGGACAGGTTGCGTTCGGTGAGTGCCGCGCGCCGGGTGATGGTCTATTCCTCCGTGTCGTTCTTCACCGACCAAATCGGTGAGTCCTGGATGGACAACGACGTGCTGCTCTGGCTGGCCCACTACGGGCGCACGCCCGGACAGCCCGGGTACACCTCTCCGCGCGTGGCGATCCACCAGTACAGCCAGACGGGGGCGGTGGCCGGGGTCGCTGGGCATTGCGACCTGAACTTCGCCTTGATGCCACTGCATGAGTTGGAGATGGACTTGACCCCGGATGAGCACAACATGCTGGTGGACCTGCACAACTGGATCTCAACCCCGGTGCAGACCTGGCCGTACGGCAGCGATGACCCCTTCGAGTCCGCTGCCCCCGAGCACCTGACCCCCCTGGGCTATCTACAGCGCGCCAACGTCGAGGTGCGCCAGACCTGGAACGCGGTGCGGGCCCTGGAATCCCCAACCACCCCGACGCCTGTCGTGGCGCCGCCGGCCGCTGTGCCCGTCGTAGCACCGCCGGTTCCCGCCAAAGCCGCGCAGTCACGCCTGAGCCCTACCGAGATCAAAAGCATCGCGGCAACCCTCGCTGGGCTGCTCAAGGACACGAAGGAGTAGCGGAATGTGGTCCTGGGTTTTCTGGCGTAACGCCCTTGAGCGCGCGGCTAAGACCGTGGCGCAGTCACTGGTCGCCGTGTTCGGCGCGGGCGCGTTCAACCTGCTCACGGCCAACTGGAGCGTCGTGCTGGCCACCGCGCTGATGACCGGGGCGTTGTCGGTGCTGACCTCGATCATCTCCGCGCCGATCGGCCCGGCGGACAGCCCGTCGTTGGTTCCCGGCCCGGTGGTCTACCGCAACGAACACGAGAAGGGCTGAGTGCCGTGGTAGTTCTGATTCTGGTCGTCATCGCGCTGCTCCTGGCGATCTTCAGCCTGATTCCGCTGGCGCACAACTACCCACTACTGGCCGTCTCGGTGATCCTGCTGGCGGTGGCGCTGTTGGCCAGCTCATCTTCCCTGAGCTTTCGCTAGTGGGCGCAATCAGCGTTGACCTGCACATCGAGCAGGGCGCGGACTGGCCCGGTCTGGCGTTCCCCATCTTCGACTCCGTCGGCGCGCCCTATGACCTGGCCGGGTGCACCGCGCTCGGGATGATTCGACAGACCCCGTTCACCGAGCCGTCGCTGTTCACCTGGTCGACCAGCCCCACCTCTGGCCAGGGCCTGATCACGCTGTCCGGAAACCTGCTGACCGTACGCGTCCTGGGCGTGGAGTCGGCGGCGTGGGGCCTGTGGACGTGGTCATCGAGCCGCTACGACATCAATCTCACCAATCCTTCCGCGCCGGTCGGGCAACGCACATTCCGGATCGCGGACGGAGCCGTTTACCTCGACCTGGAAGTGACCCACTACTGATGGCCGGACTGCTGCGCACTTGCCTTGCTTGCGGACTCACCGACGACCACCCCAAGCACGTCGTGGCGGTCCCGCCGGACATGGCTGAGGTTCCCTGGCATATGGACTGCCACCTTTCCGTAACCGGCTGCACCGTATGCGCCCAACAGATAGAAGGCGCGCACGGACTGACCGGCGACGACCTCCGCAAACACATCACGAAGGGTAATTGACATGGCTAGTGGGCTGGTTCAGGTCGAGGCAAATCACCTGCTGGATTCGAGCGTGAAGGGCACCGCGTACACAGCCGCTACCACCCCCGTGAAATTGCGTCTGGTTACAGTCATTGGCTCAGCGACGGCGGCGGGCACCGAGGTCACCGGCGGTTCCTACACACCGCAGGACACCACCACCGCGACCATCTGGGGTTCCGCGTCCTCGGGTTCCATTACCAACAGCTCGGGGGCGGTCACCTTCACCAACATGCCGGCCGTCACCGTCGTAGGTATGGAGCTGTGGGACAGCGCCGGCACCCCGATCCGCCGGTGGTGGGGGAACCTGTCGGCGAACAAGACCACCAACTCCGGCGACACGCTGTCCTTCGCCACGTCGGCCATCACGATCACGCTCGCCTGACCTATGGCGGTTGCGTTTGGCGCGATCGGCATCGCCACCACCCCCTCAGCGGCGAACAGCCCGGTCAGCGTGCCATACCCGTCGGGGATCGTGGCCGGTGATCCGCTGCTTTTGGCGGCCGTCAACGGCGACCCGACGGGTTTCACCACGCCGACCGGGTGGACGCTGGCGAAGGGGAACTCAAGCGTCATCAACGACACCGGCGGTGCGGTCTACACCAAAATCGCGGACGGCACGGAGAGTGGGAGCCTGTCCGTCACCAAGTCGGGTACCAACAACATGTGCATGGCGTGCATGGTGCGGTACACGAACTACTCGGGCTCTCCGATCGGTGACTCTGAGATTGCGGTAACGGCCAGCACCGCCAGTACCAGCTCACCCGCCCGAACGGCTCTGAGTCCGGTGCCGGGCGCCAACGACATGGTGGCTCGGTTCTTCCTATGGGCGGAAGACGCCAACGGGACGGGCCGTTCTTTCACCCCGCCGGGTTCGGGTTGGAATACCCGTATGAATGCCCTCACCAACGTCAGTTCTGGCACGTTGTTCAACTGCGGGATCGTCATGCAGGACAAGGTCAACGGGACCGACAACCAGACCTGTACGTGCAGTGCTACCGGCGGCTGGATCGTCATCGACGTAGCCATCGCGGCCGCGCCCATTATCCAACCGTTGACAAACCGTGCCCGGTTTATCCGCGCAAGTTCCTGGTAGGGGAAAAATGGCACTCTTTTGGGCGGCAAGCGCTGTTATGCCGACTACAGCGGCACCCGCAACTGTTACACCCACGCCTACCACCGTCAACACACTACTGCAAATCGCCACTCCATCCACAAGCACGCTGAAGGTTGTCGCGTTTGGCATTGAGTTTGCTAATGCGCTCACCGCTGCCGCAACAGTAGAGCTGGTCGACACCGCTGCAATCGCGTGTACTGGCATGAATGCACATGTCGCGGCGGGGGTGCAGCCTTATGGTGCGGACGCACAAGGTGGGACGTCAATTATGACGCTGGGCACTGGTGCCACGGGGTGGTGGAAGACTGGGCAAACCGAGGGGACCATTACCTCTGTCCGTACAGCAAAGACCAAGATCTTGCCTATCAGTGCGGTGTCGTATGAGTGGGAATGGTCGCTTGGCCGGGAGTTTCTTGTTCCCGTGTCGCATTTCCTGCGAATCCGAGTGACTACGTCTGTCAACGTCGGCACTTACGCGTGGATATTGTGGGATGAATAGGGATTAGATCATGGGAGGGTCGTTGATGTAATGGGTGGAGACGAGAGGGGAGTTGACCTGTGGCACGCCTAGGCAGAAGCTTCCCGAACCGTCATCCGCAGCTGATTGTCGCGGCCGCGCAGAACATAGCCGCGTCCGCCACCCTCGCTGGTACCGGCTCAGTCACAGCGGTAGCTAGCAACACAGTTCCCTGCACAGCCACCCTCGCTGGCACCGGCACAGTTACTGCCGTCGCTAGCAACACAGTTGTATGCACAGCCACCCTTGCCGGCACCGGCACAGTCACGGCGGTAGCTAGCAACACAGTTCCCTGCACAGCCACCCTCGCCGGCACTGGTTCGGTTACAGCGGTAGCCAGCAACACAGTTCCCTGCACAGCCACGCTCGCCGGCACCGGCACAGTTACCGCCGTCGCTAGCAACACAGTTGTATGCACAGCCACTCTCGCCGGCACAGGCACAGTCACAGCCACCGCCAGCAATACGGTTGTGTGTTCGGCAATGCTCGCCGGCACGGGCACAGTCACAGCGGCAGCGCTCGATACCGAAGCCGGCGCGGCAACCCTGGCAGGTACGGGCACAGTCACCGCCGTTGCTCTCAATACGGTCCCGGTCTCCGCCTCACTGGCCGCCACGAGCTCAGTCACCGCGTCGGCGACCAATACGGTTGTGTGTTCAGCAACCCTGGCGGCCTCAGGTTCGGTCACGGCCAGCGCCAGCAACACCGACGTAGCCTCAGCGGTGCTGGCTGGCACTGGCACCTTCACCGCGTCGGCGGACAACACCACCTACCCGTCGGCCACACTCGCCGGCACAGGCACAGTCACAGCCAACGCCACAGCCACGTACTTCGCCTCGGCAACGTTGGCCGGCGCTGGTTCCGTCGCGGCCAACATCCTGGACACCACCACCGGCGCCGCGACCATAGCCGCCCTTACCTCGGTCACCGCCAGCGTCGACAACACGGTGGTTTGCTCGGCAGCGCTCGCCGCCACCACCTCAGTCACCGCGACGGCAGAGAACACGGTTGTAGCGTCCGCAACCCTGGCAGGCACGGGCACCCTCACAGCCGCCGCCGACAACACCGACATAGCCTCAGCCACCCTCGCTGGCACCGGCACCCTCACAGCGGCGGCGCTCAACACAGTCCCCTGCACGGCCACCCTGCACGGCGTCGGCACCCTCACGGCGGACACAGGCGGCTTCGCCAGCGCTTCAGCGACCTTGGCCGCCACGAGCTCTGTCACGGCCAGCGCGGACAACACAGTCCCGTGCACAGCTACCCTCGCCGGCACAGGCACAGTTACAGCCGCAGCGCTCAATACCGAGATGGTGTCGGCGAGCATGGCGGCCACGAGTTCGGTCACCGCGTCGATAGAGAACACGGTCGAGTGCACAGCCACCCTCGCCGCCAGCACCTCGATCACAGCGGCCGCGCTCAACACCGACGTAGCCTCGGCAACCCTGGCAGGTACCGGCACCCTTACCGCCAGCGCGACCGTGATCCAGCCCGCCACCGCCACCCTCGCCGGCACGGGCACCCTCACAGCGGTAGCGCTCAACACAGTCCCCTGCACAGCCGCACTCGCCGCCACCAGTTCCATCACAGCCACCGCCAGCAACACAGTTCCCAGCACAGCCACCCTCGCCGGCACAGGCACCCTCGCAGCGGCAGCGCTCGACACAGAAGCCGGCGCGGCGAGCATGGCCGGTACTGGTTCGATCACCGCGCTGGCCGTCGTCACCCAACACAGCGCCGCCACCCTCTCCGCGACAGGTTCGGTTTCCGCTACGGCCCTGGCTACCGCGTTGGGGGCCGCGTCACTGCACGCGTTCTCCACGGTGACCGCACTGGCCACCCTGAACGTTGCGGCCAGTGCGACCTTGGGCGCCGTCGGTTCGATCTCGGTGATGGTCCGCCTCGACTGGGAGCCCTATCCCGGACCGCCCAGCGCCGTCCCCGGTGTGCATGCCGGCGTCCCAACGACTCACGGTGTGCCGCACGCGCCGTGGGCAACGGAACTAGTCGGGGTGCACGCCGGAGCGCCGAGGATATTGGGGTAGAAGACGAAAACACCCCCGGGAGCTCAGTGACAACTCTGGCTCAACCGGGGGTGTTCTCTGCTCCCCGCCTGCTCAACGAGGAGACTCGAGAGAAGTAACTGTAACGCCCACCACAGGCCACCGCCCCACTGCTCGGGGGTGCGTGGAATCGGCCCCTACCAGCGATTGAGACGCCTTCGGGTGCGCTCTCGCTGGTAGGGGCCCTTTCTTGCGTTCAGTGGCCGTGCGGTCCTTCGTGGTGCTCGCCGTGACCGCTCGGGTGTCCGTGACCGTCACCGTCGTGCTGGCCCGGGTGTCCGTGCTCGCCGTGATCCCCGAAGTGGTGGCCGCCGAACCCGCCGAAGTGACCGCCGAAACCTCCGAAGTGGTGGTGGTGGTGGCGAATGTGACGGCGCTGAGGCAGGCAGAACCGGTCGTTGTCCAAACCGTGCCGTTCGTCGCGGCAGTTGTCGCGGTCACGGTCGCCACCACGGTGCGGGGGATCTGCCAGCGCGGTGTGGAAGCTGGTCAGCGTCACGGTGGCGGTGGGGGTCGCGGCGTGGGCTACGGGAGCGTTCATTCCGCTGAGTACACCGGCGGCGCCGATGCCGGCGAAGGCCAGCGCGAAGCGTCCAACGGAGCGGTGGCGGGACTTGCGAAGGCGATGGTTCGCCATGGTGCGATCTCCTGTGATCGGGGACAGGTTCATGAACGGTAGCAGGTTGACATCAGATCCGGGGATAAACGCTGGTCATGCGTCCTGGTCAGGGCTTGTCCCAGCGTGCGCCGTCATCACAGCTCCAGGGCCGCGTACGCGGAAACGCCCGACACGATCGACAGAGCCCCAATCAGTGCCAGGGTTCCCCACACCCAACTCACGTGCGCGAAAAGGAAGAAGATCCCGCCGATGGCACCGATAACACCCACCAACCCGACGAATATGGCCAAGGACAGGGCGCCTGCCCAGAGGATGTGCGAGCCTAGGGTCTTGGGGGCCTTTTCCTCGTTTGGGGTCTCTGACCGGCCGACGTTGATTGGCCTGTTCAGCACGTGTTGGTATCCCTCGAATGACGGCGGGTGAGGCTCAACAAGGTCTGATTTGTTCAGCACGAGTCGGTATTCCTCGTACTCGCCAAGTGTGACCATCAGCTGATCTCCCTCATGATCTGAAGCCGCTGGCGCAAGGCATCCCGCTCTACCCGCTTGTTGATCTCATAGAACATCGCGGCCGCCTCCAGGTCTCCTACCGGCGCCGAGGCGAAGTGGTAGATCAGCCGGGCCGGCGCCACCACAGGCCAACCCAACACGCACAGCGCAAGCCGTTCTTGGTAGGAGCGCTGGGTCACTCGGCTCCGTCTTGCTGCCTGGTCTGAACCGCTCCATCTGGCGCAGGCCGCGCTGAAGCAACGGCGGGACTGGTTGCGCGCGAACACAGCCCCAACGAGCAGGTAGGCCGTCACGGCGCCCAGGACATCCAGCGCTCCCATCATTTGCCCTCAGGGACTTTCCGATAGGTGCGGGCGCCTGACCTGCACAATGCACACGATGGCACCCACATGGATACGTGAGAGCAGCGACGCCCACACCTACCAGCGGGGTAGACCAGCGAGGAGCCCAGGACATCCAGCGCTTCCATTAGTGCCCCCCGATGCCTACCGTCGCTTCAGCTGTTCCCCAGTTGTTCGAGATGGCGGTCTGTGCCGCGCTCAGGCTAACCTTCCCTGAGCACACCGCCTTGCGCATGTCGTTCTCGACGTTGTCTTTGGTGTTCCGGAAGCCCTGGCCTGGTAGGTCGCTCGGTTCTGGCCACAAGTTGGCGGTGTCATTGCTGCCGCCCAGCTCCAAGGGAACCAGGTGGTCGAGCTCGATTGCCGTTGAGCTCAGGGCTGTCTCGCTGTAGGAGGTGATCGCGGTCTTCTTGACCGGCCCGGTCTCCGACTCCGGCGCCCGGACGGTCGCGGTCCAGCCGGTCTTGCAGATCGTCGAATGCATGTTCGCCTGGGTGACGCCCGAAGTAACCGCGCCGGGGGTGCACGAGACATCCGGAAGTGCGTGACCGTTCGAGGTTTCGATGACGCAGCGCGGCGGGTAGGGCAGGCCGGTGACGTGCGAGCTCGGCGGCAGGGTCTTGATGGTGTGCGGCTGCGGTGCGACGGGCGCGGCATTGTCCTGCACCGGAGTGGACGCGGAACCACAACCACCGGCGACCATCAGCGCCGTAGCCCACACGCAGGCGAACAACACACGGGTGTCAGTCATCAGGGCCTTTCATCCACCTTGTGCTCGAACGTGGCGATGTGCTGGAAGTTGCGCCAGAGCTGGTCCTGATCCGTCTCATCGAGAAGCCGTTCCCGGTAGTCGAGCAGCTCATCAGGAGTCATGTCGTCAGGCGTCATTCGCGTCCCCGGTCGGTAGGTCGAATTGGCCGGTCTCAGAACCTGCCCTCGAGTTCATCGGCTATTGCCTTGGCCAGGGCTCGACGCTGCCGCTCCGCCTCCTGCTCCCGGACCTGGGCAGCCTTGAGCGCGGCTTTGGCGGCTTTGGCTTCCTTGTCGGCGGCGTCCTGGGCTGCCTTCGCCCGCTTGGCCTCATGGAACTCGACGTGGTGCGCGCTCGGGGCGATGAACTCCTCGCGGGTCTGACGCCGTCCGAAGGCCATCTCAGCGTCCCTGGCTTGCGGTGAATTTGAACGATGCCGGGCCGGTCATCTCTACCGAGTGGGTCTGTCGGTTCCACACCGCCGGACCGAACACGGTGTGCACGTTGCCTTCGGCGTAGACCGGGTTGGGCTTGCCGTCCGCGCCTACGCAGATCACAAACGTGCCGCTCGACGCGCTCGGCGCGTACACCCCGTTCGGGTCCATCTGCGGGGTGGTATAGGTAGCGCTGCCGGTATAGGTGGCCTGTTCCGGGTTGGACAGGCTCGCCGTGTTCGGGATCGGGACGCCGATTGACGGGCAGATCTGCACCGGGTCTGCGGAGAAGTTGCCGAAGATGAACGAGGTGGTCTGTACGCCTTTGTCCTCGGCCGTCTCGATCTCGATCAGGTTCTGTCGCATCTGGCTGTACCCGATATTAGGGATTGGCTGGTTGGTGACCAGCTGTGTGGTGATGCCGGCTTGAGCAGCGTTCTCCTGGCGTTGGCCTGAGGGGGTGGCGTCACAGCCGACGAGCAATCCCACACTGATGACAATGCCGGCAGACACTAGGGCTTTGATCATTGGATGGCCTGGTCCTTGGGGTTACGGAGCGGAGCAGTTCAGGGTGTGCCAGCTGAGAATGTCTGCCGGAGGGTTCTGGATGTCGCGGGCCAGCCGGCAAGTTTCGGCTACCTCGGCGGTGCGCTGAGCCGCCAGCGTGGGCTTCTGGGCGGGGTCCGCCGCCGCGATTTGGGCGTCGATCCGGGAGATGTCGGAGATCAGGCTGGTTGTCTGGTCCATGTGCGCCTGCTGGAATCCGTAGCTGCCCCGGTTGGTCTGTCCGCCCAGCTGAGCCTCCTGGCCACGGAACCACCAATGCAGTTTCCAGCCGCCGAAGATGACCACGGCCAGGACCAACACACCCAGCAGGATCAAGGACAGCGCGCCGATCGCGTCGCGGAACACCTCAGCCCTCCGAGGGGAGCAGGTAGCGGCTGATGAAGTAGGTCAGGACGCGGCGGGTCCCTTCGGGGTCGAGCACCTCAAGCTGGCGCTGCACCTCGAGCATGATTTCGAGTTCATCCAGCTCAGGAGCGTCGTCGGTCAGCGGCAGGATCTTGCGGAGCTCTCCCTCCTTCTTGTCCTGAGTCAGCTCGGCGGTGGCCCGACTCCAGCGGTCGTACGCCCGCACGAAGGACTGAGAGTCCCTAGGCACGTGCGCCATGGCCTGTTCGGCCTCAACGAGCTGTTGGTTCCAATACTCCTGCTCAGTCATCGAACTCCCCACGCGCAGATCAGTTGTGCTCATGTGTGTGTGCTCCATGGTCCGCAAGGGTGAAGGGGCGGCTCGGATGGGCGCCATCCCAAGACCGAGAAACCTCGGCATCCGAGCCGCCCCACTCATACTGTCAACCGAGTAGCGTCTTGTCAACCTGGTGGTAGGTCAGGGTAGACTCACCCATATGAGCACGAACAGCGAAGGCCAAGAGCCGGCAGCGCTCGCCGAGCAGCTCTTGACCGAGATTGCGAAGGTGGGGCGGTCACTGCGGAACAGCAAGCGCAAGGTCACCTCGGAGCGCGGCCAGCTCTACACGCTACTGATCCAGGCGTACCACCTCGGGCAGCAGACGGGGCGACCGGACAACCTCACCCAGACCGCCCTGGCCCGCGCGGCGCTGCTCAGTCGGGAGATGGTGAGCCGCACCGTGGAGCCGCGCGAGGGAAAGGCTTAGTCGCCGAGGTACTCCAGCGCCCACTGTCGGGTCGAGCAGGGGAAGGGCTGGTAGCAGTGGGTACACAGATTGATCGAGTCGCACTGGTGGTCCCGTGCCGCTCGGTAGGCTGTCTCGGGGTACGCGGCGTAGAACACGCGTAACGCGTCCGGACATTCGGCCTTTGGCACTGTGGAGCCCATAATGATCACTTTTCCGTTAGGACGGGAGTTGCGGGATGATGAGTCAACAGCGCAGCCGCAGACAGTACTACGCGGACCTCCCGAGCAACAGGGACATCATCGCGTTCTACTACCTCAAGTGGCGGACGGAACGCTGGCTCCGGCGGACGCGCTCTGCCCGAATCGCGGCCCGAACGATGACCACATCTGGCGTCTGGCGGGATCCAGCTACGACCGCAAGGGATACCTCATCCACCACTACGTCTGCGCCGCCGGCTGTGGGGCCGCCTACGACGAGCACGTCTGAGCGCGGACAGCGCGGCCGGCACCGCAAGGCAGCCTCGTGACGCCCATGCAGGCCATCCGCGCGGCCCGGGAGCGCTGGCTGGCTAGTAGCGGGTGCCCAACGCGTCCGGACACGCGATCAGAAGTACCGCCGACGCGTGCAGCACAGCCTCGCGCTGACACTCCCGATGCCACTCCTGGGGATCCCGGCCCGCCGGTGGACGGTTCTTGAGCTGGTTCAGCTCGGTCACGTTGCGTCGTAGGGACTTGACTACCTTGCTCGTTGACCTGCTCACGGCTTGTCCATTTCTTCTTCGAACTCCACTAGGCTCAATGCGGGCGCCGGCTCAAACAATGGGTGAATGCCCTGTAGTCGTAAATCAGCGCGCGCCACTCGGGGCCAGGGGCCCCGGCCTCTGGGCTTGGGTTCCACCGTGTAATATTGGCATGTTGGGTCAGTCTGCTCATAGATATACCCAGAATTCCATTCGCCCTTTACGGGGTACCACACCAGTCTTCCTCTATACAGGCTCTGGACGGACACCATCTTAGGCTCTGACTTAGATTCTGGTGGGGGAGTGACGGCCGAGTGCTTCTGCCCGATCAGGTAACCGGCCCAGAACATTGCTATAAGGGATAGCGTCATCAGAGCTATATAGACGTCTATCACCACAGGGTCTCCCACTTCCGCTCACAGAACAGGCATTGGCGCTGGGTGTAGGGAGCCTCGGAAACCAGCGCCCCGTCGTGAGGCCGAATCCGCAGGCCCCCGACGTGGAAGCCGCGCTTGATGATCAGGTGGCTACCTAGCAATCCGCAGGCCGGGCAGGTGCAGAAGGCGTCGGTACCGTCGCGCGGGTGGACCCTCCTCATAAGACCCGCACCCCCTCGGTGAGGCCAAGAACCTTCTCTACTCCGATAAGACTAGCGTCCATGACATCATCGAATTCATTACGGGGGTAGCTATTCTGCTGCACGGTCAGCTCCGGCAATTCCCCGTCGTGCAGGCAACGCCCGGTCTGGTAGAGATCCACCCAGCGCTTGTAACGGGAGTGCTTGCTCAGCGACGGCTTGACTTCCCAGAGCCGCACCTCGAACTCCCGGCAGATCCCCACGATTGCCTCAAGCACCCAATGGCCGCCCTGAGTGGTCTCCACGACGACGTCTGAGATGGTGCCGTTCTCCCGCAGCGCCCGGGACAGAATCGCCTTGAGGTCGGTCGGGGTGCCGCGTATCCCGATGGCGTCTTCGATGATCGCCCGGCCGTGGATGGTCGCGCCGACCGTGGAGATGCCGGTGTAGTCGGAGCGCTTGCCATCGGTCACCGACGGGTCTATCGAGAGCACCCGCCATGTCACCCTGGGTCGGTTCGCCGCGTCCACCACGGTCACCCCACCCGAACCGGCGTCCAAGCCCTCAGGCGCGTCCTCAACCACGGTCACGTCACCAGGAGCCCACAGACCATCCTCGGCAGCGCGCGGGTTATTTTGAAAGTTGAGGAGCCAATCCCGGGTGGGGCCACCGTCCTTAGCGCCGTAGCGCATCCGGTTGAGCTCATCGAGGGAGTAGCGGGCCGGCCAGAACGACTCCTCGCGCCCGTCGGCGCCCAACACGATGGGGGAGTAGTAGTGCACGTCGATGTTCTGCTCGCGGATCCAGTCCTGTTCCTGGCCGTGGGCATGCCAGACCGCCTCATGGGCCATGGAGCCGTACATGGTCACCGTGCCGCACATCTGCACAGCCGCGTTGGGATTCATCCCGAACACACCGTTGACCAGCGCGGACTGTAGCTGCGACTTCTGGTACGCCGAGTAGCCAACGCTGCCTTCCGCCGGTTCAAGATCATCAACCAAGATCAAATCAGGCCGGCCGCGCACGTTAGCACCGAGGTTGGTTGACCCGATCCCGTACGCCATGATCACCGCGCCCGACTCAGCGTGGTACTCGTTGTCGGTGGACTTGCGCGGCGTGCAGAGCTCGGGATAGTCCCGCTGTAGCAGTTCGTTGCCGGTGAATAGGTTTCGCAGGTTGCGCAGGTGCCGGGCGGCCTGGGTGTCGTTGTACGCGCACGCGAACATGAACCGGCGGTGCCCGTGCGCCAGAGCCCAGAGCGGATTGGCCTTGAAGTGCAGCGTGGACTTCCCGGCGCCACGGGGCGCGACATCGAAATGCCGATGCTGCGCGAACCCCAAATTGCCCCGCCAACCCAGCGCGCGCTGGCAGGCGTCGATGTGGAACTGGCTCAGGTGGATGTCGCGCCCGGTCTCTGGCGAGATGAAGGTGTGCTCGTCATTGGGCGGAGTGAGGTACAACATGTGGAATAGCAAAGGATCATGCTTGGTGTAGAGCCGCCGGTAGTGGGGCAGGTCGAGCAGCCCGTACCCGATCTTGTCCAGGATCCGGTCGATCTCTGGGGAGCCTGGCGGCCCATACAGCGCGGGTACGTACTCAGTCGGAGCGCCCATTCAGCTCGGCTTCCTCTTTGGCGGCCTGTTCTTCGATCTTGCGGGCGTTCTCGATCAGTGCCGGTGGCACCTCAGGCTCACCCCGGCCGTTCAGGTTCATGATCTTGTCGGGGGCGAACAGGCCGAGCAGGCGGGCCTTGCGGTCATCCAACTTGCCGAACTGGTCCACCGAACGCAGCCACACCGTCAGGTCGCCGTCGGCGATGGCCGCCTGCTGGATCTCCAGGAGCGTCTCCGCCTGCTCGGCGATGGAATCCAGCATCAACTTGCGGGCCTCCTCGATCGCCGGCACGATGATGCGGTCCATGGCGCGCCGGACGGCCCGGTCCACGTTCTGTCGACTTCCGTAGCCCAGGTGATTCGAAACCCGGGTTGCCGACCAACCAGAGGCTCGCAGCCGGGCGGCCTGGGCATCGCGCTCCAGGGACTCCGGAGAGATCATGAACTTGCCTTGGCCGTCGCGCGGCGGGGTGCCGTCCTCGTTCGCCAGAGAGCTCATTCGCCTCTCCGCAGCCGGGCCGGGCCGTCCGAGCGGACCTGCATCTGGTCTTCGGCGCCGGGGAAAGCTCGATGGAACTCGACGGCGCGCAGCCAGGTCACCCACGCCACCGTGACGATGACGCCGTAGCCAAAAAATAGCCCCGGCCCGATGTGGACGTAGATCCAGTAGCCGAGCAGCCCGACAACGGCGAAATGCAGGATGACCGCGCCATACAGGCAGAACCGCACGAATTCCAGACTCAGGCGGTTGGTGCGCTCCACTACGACGGCTCGCAGTTGGGCATCGGGTCGGGGGCCGGTCACTCCAAGGATCCCTGCGCGTGCACCCGGCCGGCATCGAAAGCCTTGAGGAAGTCCCGTTCCCAGTGCGTCGCCTGGAAATCACCCCGGGTCAGACCGGTCTTCGGGGTGAGGTAACCGGGCGCGTAGTCGATGGTGGCGGCCTGGATCGGGCGGAACTGGGAGTCCAGGGGTTGCTTGCGCACCGACGCGCACCGGGTACAGATCTGCTGGCGCTCCTTAACCGTCGGGGTGAGTAGGTCCCAGATCGGCTCAGGGTTCCACGCGTGCTGGACGCGGCACGCCAAGAACCGTTCCGGGTACCGCGCCAGGATTTCACCGGTTGAGAGCTCCGACCAGTTGACGGGCGTGGTCGGCGACGCGGGGGGCTTCTTCCTTTTGGTTGGGGACAAGGCTACTTCTCCCTTTTGTGGGCCTTCACCGGCTTGGACCGGGGCTTGCGGATGACGTAGCCGCTGGATGCCTGGGTCAGGTTGCGCCCGGTCTCACCGGTGGGGACGCGCTCGTTCATCCGGTGCGTACTGCGGACCGTCTTGGACCAGAAGCCCATCAGTTCTCCCAGGAGTGCGCCGACGCGCCGTTGCCTGAGGACTTGACGTTGTGCATGTCCAGGATCTGGGTAGAGAGCGTCTTGAGCAGGATCGCCAGGCCGGTACCGACGGCGTCACCATCGCGCTCGATGATGTGCGCCTGGGTGTCGATGAGAGTAGCGATGAGCTTGGCCGAGTCGGGGTTGGCGAGCAGCGGCGGGACAGAGGGACGCGAAGCCATGGGAGTAATGCTCCTCAGAGGATCGGGATGGGGGTTTTCGCCGAGGGTACCGGGCAGTGTGTCAACCGCACAACACACGCTAAGGTTGCACAACTCGCACGCCACCTGTCACCGTGAGGCTCCATGACAGATCCCGCTCCCTGGGTCAACACCCAGACCGCCGCGCGAGCCATTGGTGTCGCCCCCCAGACCTTGCGGCGCTGGTATGTGGAAGGCCGGGTGCGGCCAGCCGGGTTTACCCCGGGGGGATTCGCCCGTTGGGACGTCGCGGACCTCAAACGCCAGCTAGCGCCGCCTAAGCGCACTCCCCGTCGGCCTAGGTAATCGTTCTCCGCACCCACACAGCCGTACCCTGATGCCGGCCGTCGGCTCATACCGACCGTCGGGCGCGCGCATCTTGTGGAAGGACCAGGCGGTACTAGGTTGACACCACGCTCCCCAGCGTGAGATGCTCGTCACTGAACAAGTCGAACCCGACTGAACAGCTGATGAGCCTGGCTAGGCCGCCTCCAGACCCTGGGCGGTGAGTAAAAGAGGTAGCCCCCTCCTGGAGACAAGCTCAACGGGAGGGGGCTACCAAAGATCCCCAACCAGAGGACCAAGGGACATCCTAATGCCCGAACGCATCCTTGCGCGCGCGGACTCGTTGAGATCCGTAGCTCAACTCCGTAGCGTTCTCGAGCGAATACCCCGCTCCAGCCAGTCGTGCACGCCACAAGACTGCCTGGCGCCGTCGTGCTACCAGCGGGGTACTCAAGATGGCCGTACACGAGGTGCTCGCCATGATTCGTAACGTGCTGCTCGTCGTTGCCCTGATCCCGACCGTGCTGTTCCTGCTGGCCGTGCTGGTGGCCAAGCTGCGGGATGCGTTCGAGCCCCGCTGGGTTACCGTCGCCGTCGCCGCGCTGGACGAGCCGATGCTGTTCGAGTCCCAGATCGACATCGACGGCAAGCACCTGGGCTACTACCTGCTGACCTACCACACCGTCGGCGGCCGGCTCACCCATCGCTACACCGGCTGCGGGTTCGGCGCCGACGGGCGCGCTGAGGTGCAGATTCGGGCCGGCCAGGGCCAGGGCGTACCGACCTACTACCACCCCGGCGTGGGTCACCGCCACATCGACTACCTCGAACTGGGTGCCAGATGATCACTTTGATCAAGGTGGCTGTGCTGTTGGGCGTGTTCGTGGGCGTCGCCGGCACCCAGCTGTTCCTTCAGCACCTGTTCCCCAGCCCGGCATGGAACTCACCCGAGGGGGTCATTGCGTGCGTGTTCTTCGGGGCCTTGATCGGTGCGCCGCTGGGCACGTGGTTGGCGCGCCAGTGAGCCGCTACGGCTGGACCCACGTCGGGATCGCGGTCGGGGTTGGCCTGGGGTTGGGGCTGGCGGCCGGCGCCTACATCCTGGCCAAGACGCTGGTCGGCGCGGTCATCCATTACAAGACAAGGGCGGCGTGATGGGCGAGTCAGCCAAGGACGCGCAAATCAGGAACTGCCCCCACAGCAAGACGGAAAAGTCAGGCAACGGATATTGGGTCTGGACTTTCTGTAAATTGTGCGGAGTCAACCTGGAGAGGATGAGTATCTCGACCGGCCAGTCCAGGAAGACTGAACTCCCGTTGAAGTGGCGGAAAGACACCGGAATCAAGATTTGGAATCTGCCGACACCACTCTTCGGTTTGCCGGCCTGCCTTGACGGTGAAGAGGACCCGACGTGAGTGAGCCGATGACTGATTGGGTGAGGAAGTGCTGCGGTACACCGGCCGACGAGCCGCACATGTCCGACTGTTACATGATCTCGGTCATCGAAGCAGAACTAGCTAGGTTGGAGGCCGACGATGAGTGACGTACGGCTAGGAGCGGGAGCGAAGAGTGATGGGCATGGCGGTGATTACACCTGGCTAGACGTGGTGAAGCAGTACCTTGAGCAGCACACCACCGTTGGCCCGGTCGAGAGGGTCAAGAGCGTGCAGCAGAACAGTGGGTGGTCGGCGGGCTACAGCGAGTACACCCCAGGCGACTCCTACGACGACATCCACATCTGGTACGTCACCACCAACGGCAAGGAACGCGTGCACCGCATTGAGGGGGCGCGGATGGGCGAATTCGTGCGCAGGTTGGATGAGCTGGGTATCGAGCGCAAGATCCGGGACGAGAACGGCTTCTACGGATGAATGACGCGGATCTAGTGGTCCGAGCCCAGGTAGCAATCCTGCGGGAGCTGCGAGATGAGTTCCTACAGGCGGCCGCGAGTGCCCACATTGGAGTGGACCGTTACACCCGGGATGAATGCGAGTGGGCCGCTGGGATTTGCAACCGCAAGGCGGACAGGTTGGAGGCGCGGCGATGAGTAAGTCTGAGGACAACGAGCTGCGCGCGCGGAGTTTAGAGTCAGATGCCAAGAGCCACACGGCGGCGGCGGCCCGGTATGGGCGGTGCACCGATTTGGCGGAGCGGCGCCTGGACGCGGCGCGTGAGTGCCTTGAGAAGGCGACGGAATTGAGACAGACAGCGATGAGTGATCACCGAGCAGAGGGGAAGCCCGATGCCTGACTTGCCGGCCGAGGTCTGTCCCGGTTGTTCCACTCCGATCACTGACTTGGATGACGACGCAGTTCGGGTCCAGAGCGGCAACGTTTATCACTACGGATGCTGGCGCAGAGCCCTGGAGTCGTTCAGGTCGATCCGGTCAGACGCGGGGAGAGCTCGATGACTGACCTGCCGGCTGAGCTTCGGGACCACGCTGCCCAAGCTGTGTTCAAGGCCCACCAACCGGCTGCATACGGCAGCGACGTCACCTGGGACGACCTGGACGAGCCTCAGCGCAATCGGTGGCGCCGTGATGTCGATGCGGTGGCGGGGGTGCTGGCCAGTCGGGATGCGCTCCAGGCCCAAGCTGAGAGGCACCTCCGCGTGGCGTTATTGAACCAACGCTTGCGCGCCACGGGCGTCGAACGCCAGGCCCGGGTCGTGGAGCTGGAGGCAACGTTGGAGCGCGCCGAGAGTAGCTACGTCGAAGCCCGCGCGGTGGTCGAGCTGCGGCAGAGCGAGAAGGTCGAACTCCAGGCCCGGGTCGAGGAACTCACCGCCATCCTGGAGTCAAAGGACGCTTCCCTGCGCGCGCTCGTCACCCATCACGACCAGGCGCCGGTACGGGTCGAGAAGCTCACCGCCGCGCTGACCGAAATGCTGAGCCAGGACCTTCCAGGACGAATATGGGACGAGAAGGTCCGTGCCCTGCTGGCTGCTGGCGAGACTCCCGGGGATCAGCCTCACATCTGCCAGCCGCCGGACGTCGGCACGATCCGCGAGAACAGCAGCTACAGCGACCGCCGCTGGGACTGCCCGATGTGCGGCGTCTGGTGGCTCGCTATGGCCCGGCCGGTCGATCGGCCCCCCGTCTGGAAGTGGTGCCGGATGCGGAATAGGCAACTTCCTGATATTGAAAGGGCTGAGCCGTGAGCGACGAACTGGCAGAGGCCGAGCGGTTCCTGCGAAGCGAGATGTCGGAGCTCTCAAAACCCGTGAGCGGTGAGACAGATACGCGGGACATCTGGCTGGTCATGACGGAGTACGACCGGCGCGGTCGGATAGAGAAGGCCGCGACCGAAGTGGTGAAGCATTGGCGTGGGCTTGACGATGCCCAACTCATTCGCATTGAAAGGGCCGCCAAGGTAGAACTGCCCGATTTGCTGGATGACTTGGCCATAGCTGTCGATTTGCTGGACGATTTGGTCACAGCAGTAGATAGGCCATGGCAGGGCGCGGCGGCTCATCCGTGGCGGCAGTGTGAACCGCCCATAGAGATTAACCTGAAAAGCTCGGGGACGTGGCGTTGCCCATGCGGGAAGAAGTGGGTGCTGTCGGTGAACGCATCCGGTCCAACTCCGTATTTCGTGTGGACCGAGATGGGGCAGGTGAGCGAGGATGACTAAGAAATCGGGCGACTGGCCCCACTACAGCCCGGACGAGAGCCTCGGCATCAACATCCGCGTCAAGAACACCACCGGGGAAGTGGCCACCTACGTGATAGGCCAACTGCTCGGCCCCAACGATCCGCGCGCGCTGGACAACGCGGACTGGGCAGCGATAGCCAGCATGGTCACAGAGTTCTCGCGGACCCGGCGCTGCGCATTCCGAATCAAGGCTGGGGAGGAACGAGGGTGACACCCTGCCGAAAGTGTGCGTCACTCGAATACATCAGCGTCGACCAGGCTTGGAAGTGGGTAGGGAAACCTCGCTGGTTCGAGCCTGACTGGTGGACACGGCGGCGCATCGACCGCGCCATGAAGATCCGAGACGAGATGAATCGGGCCTACGCGGAAGGCATGTGTAAGGGGTTGGGTCACGATGGCCGCGACACACTGGGCAGATTCCTTACAGATGATGAATGGGCGCAATGTTGCAACCTCTTGCATTTCGAACAGGACGACTGACATGCAGCGGGAGATCAAAGTCGGTGACATCGTCCAGATCAGGGGTGAGGGCGAAACCGAGTGGGAAGTCATCTTGATTGAGCCGAACATGATCAAGATGTACCGGAGCTATGACGACGATGAAGGCATACACGTGCGGTCGGCCCACATCGAAGGGGCATCCGCGCGCGGTGCGCTGGTGTTCGTGCGACCCCGGCCGTCGTTGGGCCCGAGCCAGCTCATGATCAGGGCTGTCACGGATGACGAGTGGTGGGCTGAATGCCGAATCTGCAACCCCTTACACAACGAACAGGACGACTGACCATGCCCGCCACCCTGCTCGCCGGAGCCTTCCTGATCTCATTTCTCCTCGCGCCGGGCAAGACCCTCGCCGTGGTGTGCGTGCTCGTGGTGACCATCCTGTGGTTCAAGGGCCAGTCACGGGCGGCGTACCGGTCAGATTTCGGCACCAAGCACCACACCGCCATCCACGAGGGAGGCCACGTCGTAGTGGCTCGGGACCTGAATATCGGCGGGGTACGCGCTGTGCTTGACCGAGGCAGCCATGATCACGACTGGTCCGGCTTCACCTACCACCGCCCCGCCCGCACGCCACTGGATGACTGCATCGTCGCGGCGGCCGGCACACAGGCGACGAACATGATCTACGGAGAGAACAAGCCCACCACCAAGGGCGACGCCGCCCGCATCGCGTCGTACGGCCCGAACGTGGATTCCGCCGCCGCCCACGCGATCGCACGTCGGATGGTGCACGCGCGCCGGTCGGAGATTGAGCGGATCGGCGCGGAGCTGAGTGGGCAGGAGAAAGCGTGATGGCCTTCTTCTACTGGGGCGCGGCGAACAATCCCGAGTACCGGATGCCCGACAATGCGCCGCCGGTACGCAAGCTGCGGGTCGACAGCCTCTCCCACGGGCACACCCCGGACAAGCACCGCAACCCGATCAAGGGCCACGAGGACGATCCGATCCACATCCGGCGCGGCAGGGTAGTGGACGGGAACGCTCGGCTGTACGCAGCCCGACAGCGGGGCGACAAATGGATCAACGGGAGGGTGTGGGACTAAAGCATGATGGATAACCTCGAAAAGGACTGGCTGACAACGCCCTCACTCCCACCAATTGGACCCGGGGACAAACCCATCAACCGCAAGTCCTGGTGGAACTCCGACAACCAGGAACACCTGTGGTTTATCGGCCCCGGTGATCGATTCATCCCTTTAGACCGCCTGCTGGAGTCCGGCCTACTGCGAGAGAACGTTGGCCCTCGAGAGAAAGTGTTCTTGTGCGGGTTCGCCGAAGCGATTCTCAGGCAGTTGCAGTGATTGATGCGGAGGTTCGGCGATGAGGGACACACACGTCTACCTGTCCACCGCCTGCCTGCACAACTACCACCCCTACTGCGCCGCCATGACAGGCCAGCAAGGCGCCAAACGGCCCGCGCGCTGCAAGTTCTGCGATGCCCGGTGCGTGTGCCGCTGTCACGACGTCGGACCCCCGAGCAACCCCAACCCCACCCGGGACGTCATAGCTACTACGGCGGACGCTCCCCCACCCGAAGGAGACGCATGATCAAATTCTTCCAGGAGTTCGCCGCTGAGTTCACCCGCTCGGTGCGCGCCGTCCTGAACACCAGGCGCTGACATCATGATCCCCAACCACTTGCGTCAGCGCTGCAACCGCCTACTCCACGACATCCGCGACGGACTCAACGGCCTGCTCGGAGCCCTGAGCTACTACCTGATCAGGATCCCGTACAAGTTCCTGCTGGCCCTCGCCCTGGCCTATCTCGTCTTTTCGATCGGTCTGTGGTTCGTGTACGGAGACCTAAAAAACCTGATCAGTAGCGTCATCTGGTCGGGGGTACTGCTGACCTGGTGGGAGCTACTTCGGCTGCGCGGCAAAATCATGGAGCTGCGGTCGCTGTCCTATCACGCCGGCGTGCTCTACACCCGACGGATCGTCTCCATCGAAGCCCGGTGGGCGCACGCCGACGCCGAGATCTCTACGCTGTCGCGTCGGCTGGGAAGGCTCGAAGCGGACATGCAGGCCGTACCCCACCAGATCGCGGCGGCCCTGGACCCACCTGTCCAGCCCAAGCCCCCGACCCCGTACCGGCGGACCCTCTGATGCCCGGCATCGGCAAGGACACCGTGAAGAAGACGATCTATGTGCCGGTGGGCAAGGCCGCCGTGTGGACCGACGCGGCCGCCGTCGCCAAAGCCTACGGAGTGAGCCTGTCGGATCTGTTTCTTAAGGTTCTTGAGGAGTACGTGGCCGAGCACCGGTTGCAGGTCGTACTCGGGAAGGCCATGACATGGGAGGAGGCCAAGCGATGATCGCGTTCGACAGCCCGTGCCACCGGTGCGGATCGACCGCCCAGCTGTTCTCGATGGACGACTGGCAGAAGCTTTGCGTGGACTGCGCGCACGGCTACGCCCTGGCCACCGGCATGGACTTCATGGTGGGCGTGCTCGCGGTGATCATCGAGAAGCGCGACGCCGAACGGGTGCCCATCTCCATCGAACGCCCGCGCAGTGGCCATGTGCGGGCCGGGCGAGCTCGTGGGCGTAGGAGGGCGGCATGACCACCGTGGAAGACGCTCAGACCATCTTGAGGCTCACGGACGCCGTCATAGCGCTGAGGAAGGAGTGGGGTGCGGCGGTGGCCCAGCGGGATGCGGCTCGGGCGGAACTGGCCAAGGCAACAACTAAGGCGGAGATCAACTGCCCGAACTGTGGCGTCCCGCTCCGGACGGTGCTCCAGAAGTGCATCGCGTTGTTCGAGCGGGGTGAGACCCGGTGATCCGTTGCACCCGGAATCTGGTAGGCGTCAACGTCACCCTGTATTGCGATGCGCCCAGCTGTGAACACCACCTGAACACCGTCCTCGACACCCATGAAGACTTAAACGTCTCGTACCTGCGGGAGTACGCCATCGAGATGGGTTGGGGATGGGCCCACCACGGAAACCTCGCCGGCAAAATCTTGGACTGGTGTCCCGGCCACAAGGACCAGCGCGGTGAGACCCGGTGAAGATCTGCGCGCAGTGCCTGGCCCCCCTGGAGCGTCGGCCGGGCGAGCAGCTGACCAACTACCGCCAGCGTCGATTCTGCGACAAGTCCTGCTCGGCGGCATTCAACAACCGCTACCGGAACCGCCAGATCCCCGACGCCCCGTGCCCTCACGTGCTCATGACCCTAGCCCGCGCGCACCCGGTGCAGTACTGGGCAATCGCGGTATCAGAGGAGCCTCCCGGATGAGTGCCACCATCGTCACCTACACCTCCGAGATCACCTGCGACTATCCGCACTGCCCGGCGGTGATGGGCAGCCACGCGACTTGGCGGATGACCACGCCCGAGCTGCGCGCCATGGCCGATGCGATGGGTTGGGAGTTTCAGGCGCTGCACAAGACCGACTCGCTGGATCTGTGCCCGGTGCACCGAGGTCGGATGACGCGGGTCTGGACCGCTGACGGGCTGGGGGTGAGCAGCCTTGATTAGCCCCAACATTCCAACTCCCCCGGTACAGCTCGCCCAGCTGACCTGTCCCACGTGCTCAACGGCCATCCAGGTGTTCGCGTCGTGGCAGTCAGCTGAAGAGGAGCAATCCTCTGTGTGCGAGTACTGCGGCGGAACGAAGGTGGTCAGTACCGGACTGCCCTGTCCCATGTGCGATCCCGCTAATCACCTTGCCGAGCGTGTCCTGCGCGCCATGCCGACAACCAACCGGGCTGCCTGGATTGCCGCGCGTGTGATCCGGGGTGAACAGCATGACTAACCCCGAACAGCCGGCACCCCACGTGGACCCCGACGATGACGATTCCTTGGCGGCGTGGCTTCTCCGGTTCTTCAGCCTGGATGACCTTCACGACCTGGCCAACTTTGAGGACCGGCTTCGAGAGGCGGGACACGACGTTGACTAGCCCCGAAGGGGTGTCCAAGGACTGGACGCGGCACGGTGTGCCGATAAAGGACCCACGCTGAGATCAGCGTGTCAGATCGGGTCAATGACCCACCTAGAAGAGAAGAGAGATGGGAATGGCACTACAGAAGGCAATCAAGACCTCCGGCGGTTTCCTGGACCTGAAAGAACTGGCCGTCGACGGCCCGGTTCTCCTGGTGTTCCGGATCAAGGAGTTTCACGCGCCAGAGAAGGCGACCGGATTTGACGGAGTCAACCTGCCGGTCATCGCCGACGTTCTGATCTGCTCCGGCGCGGCCACCGGGGAGGTACACCTGGAGGAAAGGTTCATCGGCGCGATCACCGCGATCCTGCGTGGGGTCCGCAACCCCCGAGCGGCCAAGGGCGAGCAGCCGCAGCCGCCGGTGACCAAGGTCGGCGATGAGATCGTGGCCAGGGTAAAGGTGCTCAACGCCGGCAAGCCCAATGCCGGAGCGGTTGGTGACGAGCCCAGTGACGCGGAAATGGCGGCGGTGGAACTGGTCTATCGCGACGGTGCCGCATGGAACGCGCCCGAGCAGGCTCCGGTGAGCGCGGGGGGTGGCGCTCGGCCCTGGTGACTGGGCCGAATGTCTCAGTAGCGGCGGCCCGGGTGCGAACCGGGCCGCCGTACCCCTTTTTCTCACACACCGAAAGGTTAAACCCATGGCCCTACAGAAGGCCGCCAAGCCGAGCACGATGGCGGAAGAGGTGCCCGACGAAATCCCGCGCGGGCCCGGTGGTCGTCCGAAGATCCGGGAGTTGATCGAGGGACGCGAATCCCGCACCCGGTACGTCACCTATACCCGCGCCAGCACACTGGGCAAGGCCCTGGAATCGGACTACGGCATCCAGGTGTGGAAACAGCGGATGATCGTCCATGGCCTGTCCCGACGCCATGATCTTGTGATGAAGGCCGCCACCATCCGGGGCGTCATCGAGGAGGCGGACAAGAAGGCACTCTCCGCCGTCGCGGAGGAAGCCCTGGAGGCGGCGAAGGCCACCGCCGGTGCCACCAAGGGCACCGCGCTGCACGTGTTGTCCGAGCGAGTTGACGCGGGCGAAGACTTGGCCTACCTGCCGCATGACGTGCGCGATGCGCTGTCCGCCTACCGCGCGCTGATGGCCAGGGTGCGTGTTGTCGCGTCAGAGACGTTCGTGGTGTGTGACCCCCTGGATGCCGCTGGCACGTTCGATCGACTCGTGGAACTGCCCCGAGACACCATCGTGCGCTACACCGATCTCCAGGGCGTTGAACAGGTCAAGACCCTGCCGGCCGGTACGCGACTGATCTTGGATCTCAAGACGAACAAGGACTCCCGCTATTTCGGGCCGACGTATGCCTGTCAACAGGCCGTCTACGGCTTCGGCGTGCCCTACACCCACGCCGGTGGACGTGGTACTTGGCCGGACGGGATCGCCCCGAGCCAGGAGTGGGCACTGATCCTGCACGTGCCGCTGGAGAGTCCCGCTGACTCGGGGTTTCACTGGGTAGATCTGTACAACGGCTTTGAGCTGGCCAAATTCGCCAATCTGGTACGCGGGCAGGCAGCGCGACAAGACCTGTTCTGGCCGACGGACCTGGCATCGTCGCCGGCACCGGTGTCCTCGCTGAACCTGATGGCGGCACTGCGCAATGCACCGGATGAGGCCGCGCTGGATGCGCTCTGGCGGACCAACCAGGACAACTGGACCGACGACGCCACCCGGATGGTGCGCGCTCGGCTCGCGGAACTGGCGGCGGTGGCGGGGTGAGGGTACGCGAGCTACGCGATTATCAGGCCGAAGCTGTCGACGCGGTCGAGTCCGCCTGGGGCGAAGGCATGTTGCGGGTCGGCATCGTGTTGCCGACCGGGACCGGCAAGACCGACATCATCGCCCGTATCGCCACCGACGCGGCGTCGGCCGGAAAACGGACTCTCGTGGTGGCGCACCGGGGCGAGCTGCTCGACCAGATCACCCAGCGCTGCACCATGCATGCGCCGGGTATCGCGGTGGGTCGAGTGCAGGCCGAGCGCAACCAGGCCCGGCGTCCGATCACGGTGGCGATGGCGCCCACCCTGGCCAGCGAGCGGCGGCGCTCCAAGCTGTCCCGACCCGACGTGGTGATCGTTGATGAGGCACATCACGCGGCCAGCCCGTCCCAGATGGCCATCCTGCGTTGGGCCGGCAGTTTCGATCACACCCCGACGATGGGGGTCACCGCCACCATGGTCCGGGGTGACCGGCGCGGCCTGGGCGATGTATGGCAGGAAGTGGTGTACGAACGCTCCATCAGCTGGGCGGTCGACGCGGGATGGCTGGTCCGGCCGCGCGGGCGCGCGGTGGTGGTTGATCACCTGGACCTGGAACGCGCCAAGATCAGCAAAGGTGATTACCAGGACAACGAGCTCGGGGGGATGGTCAGTCAAGACGTCGACCAGATCGTCAAGGCATGGTGGGACCACGCATCCGACCGGATCACCATCGCGTTCACCCCCAACGTGGCCAGTGCCGAGGCGCTCGCCCTGGAATTCGAATCCGCCGGTGTGCCTTGCGAGGCGGTGCTGGGTACCACGTCCCTGGCACAACGTCGGGAGACTTACGCCCGCCTCGCGGCCGGGCGTACCCGGGTCCTGGTGTCTGTCATGGTGACGACGGAGGGTTTCGACTGCCCCCCGGTGTCCTGCATCTTGATGGCGCGCCCGACCCGCCTGGCCGGCCTGTACACCCAGATCGTTGGGCGCGGGCTGCGGACCAGCCCCGGCAAGCGGGACTGCCTGGTGCTCGATGTGGTGGGGGCGTCTCGTCACCAACGTCTGGTCACCCTGACCGACCTGCACAGTAGCGCCGAGTACGACACCGATGAGCTCGACGCACTGCCCTGCGAGCGCTGCCAGGTCGCTCCGTGTGCCTGCCTCCCGGCACAGCGTGACCCCGACGGTGGCCGTGCCAGGTTGCTCGGGCCCGCCGACTACGAAGACCTGGACCTGTTCGCCACCTCGGCACTCAACTGGCTGTTCACCCGGTCCGGGATTCGATTCCTGCCGGCCGGAGAGCGGATGGCGGCGCTGTTGCCGGTCGGGGATGAGTACCGGCCCGGCCATTGCAGCGTGAAGGGCTACTCCGGCGGGGTCTACGTCGGGCGCGACGGGGTCGCCCTCGGGCCGGCGATGGGACTGCACGCCGCCCGCGAGATCGCCGAGTCCTGGGCGATTGCGTTCGATTCCGGGGTCACTACGCGAGCATCGGGCTGGCGCAGGGGCAGCAAGGTGGCTTCGGACGCGCAGGTCAGTTACGCGGCCAGGTTGGGCGTCCCCGCGCCGGAGACCATGAACAAGGCGAGGCTGAGCGATGAGATCAGCATCGCCCTGGCGACACGGGTACTCGGATGAGTACCACCGAGATGATGCGTGAGTGGGCCGCCCGCTACGCATCCACAGAGCCGTCCCCAGATGTGGACAGGCCCAATCGGACCGGTGGCCGTTACAGCCGCGATGAGCTCATGTACGAGTGGGACCACTTCCGGGGGATCGTCCCGTTCAAGGCGTTCCACCTGCGCCTGGACATGAATTACAAGGCATGGGAGCAGGCGTTTGCGCGCGCGGCGCGCGCTGGCGACCCGCGTGCGGTACGGGGTCGTTACGACAGGGCGGGGGTCTGGGATGGCTAGGCACATCTGCGTGGACTGCGCCGCGTCCTCAGACCCGCCGCGTGCACCCCGCGCGGCCCCGCATGGTGGTCCACGCTCGCGGCGCTGCGCCACGCACTGGCGGGTACACCGCAAGGCTCAGAAGGCGCGTACGGCGCTGGTACGGGTCAAGCGCGTATACAACGTCGATGCCGCGCAGCACGCCGCGCTGTGGGCGTTTCAGGGCGAGCACTGCCCCTGCGGGCGTCGGCCCACCCGGATGCCTGACACCGATCATGATCACGCCTGCTGCGCGGGGCCGACGTCGTGCGGGGCCTGCGTGCGGGGCCTGGTGTGCCGCGCCTGCAACCGCGAAGTGCTCGGCCGCTACACCGCCGTCCAGCTGCGCGCGTTGGCCGACTACCTCGACGATCCCCCGGCGGCACGGATGCGGAGGGCGTCATGACGCCACAGGACTACACCGGTGTGCAGATGTGGGGCACTGTACTGATCTTTCTGGGACTGATCGCGGTCATCGCGTTCATCGTGTGGGCGGTGCGGCAATGACGGCGACCCCGCGCGCGGCGGCCGTGCTGTTGCGCAAGCTCGACGGCTGGTCCACACAGTTGCGTACCGCCACCGGGCAGTGCGCGTTCGGCACCTTGTCCGCCGATACCGACGGCAACGGCAAGCGTCATCGGGTCGAGGTACTCGAGACCGTGGACTCGGTACTCATCCGGGCCCGTCACGTAGACGGCCGGGCGCTGGTCGCGCTATGGATTCGCCGCCGCCGCGCACCCGGCTGGACGCTCGACCTGGCTTGGCGGGCGCGTCATCACGGCGAGCTCGCGCCCCGCCCGATCACCGCACGGCAACTCACCGCGTACGCAGGCGCGCCGGACCCCGAATCCGCGCTGGCCGCGTGCGCCCCGATGAAGGAGATGGCGTGATGACACAGGGCTGGCGTGCTCAGTTCAAAGGTCTGTGCTCGGACTGTGAGGAACCGATCGAAGTCGGTGAGTGGATCGTCGATGACCTGCGTGACGGGTATGTCCACGTTCGCTGCCCGGCCGGCCCGGATGGGGACGACTGATGAGCCCCGAGGAGTTGCCCAGCGCCTGGGTACCGATCTTCATCGCGTGGCGCCATGTGGTGGCCGGCGATGTGGTTCTCGGCGGTGATGGCGCGCTCTGGCACATCGCGGAAGTAGACGAGTCCGGGACCTGGATCGCGGAGCGGGGACGGCAAACGTACGAGTCGCGGCCGGACCCCGACGCCACTATCGCGGTACTCGTTCCCGTCACTGAGCGTGACGCCATAGAGCTAGGCCAGGAGCAGCTGGGTGCGCGGCTGGTACAACGGCGGACGGGATGAGCGCGATGCCGCTCATCGAACCGTCCCCGCTGGAGCGCGCACGTGCCGCTGTAGCTCGGGGCTGGCGGCCATTCCCGGTGGAATATGCTGGTAAACGGCCAGCTGTCGGGATCAAGTGGGGCACCGCGACCGCGACCGAACCCACCGCCGCGACCCTGGAGATGTGGTTCGGCCGTGAACCGGTGAACGTCGGTATCGCGGCCAAGGGGTCGGGTCTGGTGATCCTGGATGAGGATGTCCTGGGCGGTATGGAACGGCTGTGTGATGACTACGGACAGTCAACACCGGAGACCTACCGGGTGTCGACCGCGCACGGCTGGCACTGGTACTTCGCCGCGCCCGCCGGGGTCGAGATCGGCAACGCGCCCGGCGTGCTGGCCGACTACGGGTTCGACGTCCGTGGCGGGCGGGGCGACGGCGGGTATGTGGTCGGCGCGGGTTCGGTGCATCCCAGCGGTGTCCGGTACACGGCCGAGGAGCCCGACGCGGTCGCGGTGCCCTTGCCAGCGTGGCTGAGTGCCCTGCTGACGCCCGAGGAGGACATCCCCAGGGTCTCCGGCCAGACGGGGCTGATTCGGGCCGGAGACGGGCAGTCAGGGGGCAATACGCGCCGGTACACGATGGACCAGGCGGTCGGCTGGGTCGAGCGGTACGCCATCGGGCCACTGCGCACCGCCGTGGAGCATGGCGACGCGGCCAGTGGGCGGCTCTCGCGCAATACCGCGCTGAACCAGGCGGCGGTGGTGGTCGGGCACTTCGTTCCCGGCTTCTGGGATGAGGACTACGCCTGGAGCAGGCTCGCCGAGGAAGCCGCCGCGTTGGGCATGGAACGCGGCGAAGCGACAGCAACCATCCGCTCGGGGATGCGTGCAGGCATGAGGGACCCCTACACGCTCGTGGACCCCGCCGACCCTTTTTCGTCTCCGTCCGGTACCTCCGCCGCGCCGGACGCGGACGAGAGGTGGACGGCGGAAGGTGGTGACGAGATCCGGGCCGCGATCGAAGGGGCCGAAACGGGCCCTGAGACGGCCGTAGGCGCACGACGGCGCGATGGGGTCCGTTTCCTCTACCCCGGACTGGAACACGCCGTCATCGGCGAGACAGAGGGCGGAAAGACGTGGTTCCTGCTCGCCTGCGCCGCCGATGAGCTCGTTGCGGGCAACCGGGTGGTGTACGTGCACTTCGAGGAGGCTCGCGCGTCGTCCACGGTGCGGCGCCTGGCGCACCAGTTCCACGTACCCACCCACCGCATCGTGGACGACCTGGTGTTCATCGGTGCTGAGCACCCGGTTCCGCCGGGGCGCATTGACGAGATCTGCGATGAACGTGTTCCGGTGCTTGTCGTGCTCGATGGCCAGAACGAGGCGATGGCATTGCACGGCCAGAAGATAAATGATCCCGACGGTGCCGCCGACTACCGACGGCGGTTGGTCAAGCCGTGGACCCGGTACGGCGCGGCGGTGGTGTCGGCCGATCACGTCGTGAAGGACCCGAACCAGAACGGCCATGGATATGCACTCGGGTCGGTACACAAACTGAATGGCATCTCCGGTGCCGCGTTCCTTGTCGAGAATCGAGAGGCATTCGGCATCGGGATGAAGGGCAACTCTGGGGTGTACGTAGTCAAGGATCGTCCCGGGATGCTTCGCAACGTTGCCACCCCAACCAATGTTGCCCGTAAATACCACCTTGCCGAGATGGTCATCGACGACACCGGGGACCGCTGGGAGCTTGTCTTGCACGCCCCCAACCCTGACGACGGTCCCGACCCTGAGTTCGAGTCGATGCGTGAGGACCGCCGCCAGGGCGAGCTGGACGATGAGGTTTACGCGGTGGCGGCCGAACTCATCGGCAAGGGACTGGACGTGAGCGCGTCCCTCGTGTCGGCCAACGTCCGGCGGAAGAAGGCGAGCGTTCTGGAGGCTCTGCACCGTCTCGTGGCCACTGAGCGGCTCGTGAACGTGTCCTACGGTCGAGCGGCTCGATATGACCTTCCAAGCCCCCCATCGGTTCCCGGATCTTGAATAAATGATCTTCAATCGGGCCCACGTCGGTTCCGGGGTACCCCCTCCTTCGGAGGGTACCCCCGGGGAACCGGTTCCGGGAACCATCGGGAACCATCGGGAACCATCGGGAACCGGGAACCGTGCCTACCCTAACTAAACTGGTTCCCGTTAGTTCCCGGAACCATCGGGAACCGGGAACCGTGCGGACCCTAACCTCTAATCCGGCGAGTGCCTGTCCCCTCGCGCGCGTACGCGCGCACGAGGAAGGACTACTTGCCGGATTAGAGTCCATGACGGCATCCGGCGCGGACACCGCAACCCGGTAGCAACCAACCCCCCATCCCGAACGTCTATAACTCCAGGAGGACCCCATGCCCCGCACCCAGGCCGCCCGCACGAAGGACCGTGACCACGACCGGATGAAACAACTGATTGCCGTGGTCCGCCCACCCACCGAGCGGGAGCTGGCACTGGCCGCGCGGGCGGTTTCCAAGATGGCAATCGACAATTGTTGGAATACTGAAGACGCCTCGGTCGTCATGGCCGCGCTGGGCATCACGGACCACCCAGAATCGGTGCGCAAGACCCGGCGCGGACTGGCTGCTTCCCGACGGCGGCGGTGCATATGAATCATAGGTGCCTGGTACAGAGAGTGTTTTATCCGAGTAATACCGCGATGGCTGTTAATTGCCGTTATCAAGCCTATTGCGCGGAATGCCCACACATTTGCACGTCATTTCTTACCTGGGAGGCGGCGTGGGGTTGGGCATTTGAGCATTTCGCCGACCACAATCCCTATGGGGACGATGACGAGAATGACCGGTGCCGCGATGACTGTGCCTGACCCCCGCATGATCACCTTGCTGGCTGAGTTCACCGTGGCCGACTACCACGCCGCGCGCGAGGCCGGCTTGGACGTGATGGATGAGCTCACCTGGCGGGTGCTGTGTTGGCAGATCAGCATCGCCCTGGTGTGGGGCGGCCGGGCCCGCTGGACCGCGCAACACGGGAACGGGCGCCGTCTGGAGTGACCCGTAGACGACGCCCGTCCGCCCGTCAGCAGGGCGCTGGTCCCCATCCCGTAGGCGACCGACCCGCAGTCTAACCGGAGGTCGCTGATGTATGAAGATGACGATCAAGCATTGGCCCGGCCGGGCAGCGCGTGTGTCACGTGCAAACCTCCGAAAGCCACCCAGGCATGGCGACGCGCCGAGATCGGACATGTCTGCGGAGCCTGCGCGGATCGCATCCCCGAGCTGCTCACCGAAATCGCGGCCCGCTACACCCTGCTGTCCGCGCGACCGGGCGGCAACGGAGACCTCGGGCATCGCGGCGCGCCCGGTTTCGGGTCCCGTTCGCCGGCGCAAGACCACGTGATTGCCATGCGGGACCGGCGTTCGAGCTCACAGGCACACGTCTGGCTCGGCGGGGACGGGCGGGTACACACCGAGTCGACGCGACCGCCGCTGAGCGTGTGGCTGGTTCTGGTCACCGAGGCCACCGACGTCGCTGAGCGCCGCGAGCTGAGCGCCCTGCCGGGGGGTGCCGTGCCCGTGCTGTGCGAGTTTCTGGTCCGCCATACGGACTGGTGGTGCCGGCAACCCGACGTCGGGGCCTACTTCGGGCGGCTGCGCGCGTTGGTCCGACAGCTGTCCTCGGTGACCCGGCTGGAAGGGGAGGAACCCCGTTCGCGCCCGTTCGCGCGCTGCCCCAACACTCTCGACCTGGGCGAGCACACCCGGACCTGTGGCGGCCCGCTCTACCCCCCGCAGGCGAGTTCTTCAATCATCGGGTGCGCGGCGTGTGGGCGGGACTGGGATCGACCGGAGTGGGGCCGCCTCGGGCTGTTGCTGCGGTCCGCGTGACTCTCGCCATGGCGAAAGAGGTCCGGCACCTGTTCACCGCCGCCGAGGCCGCGCGCCGTCTGAGCATTCCCCCTGGCACGATCAGAGCATGGCGCTCCCGGGGGAAACTGTGGGAGTACGGGTTGGATGAGCGTGGCCGGCCGATGTATGACCGGGACCACCTGATCGCGTTGCGAGACGGACGGTCGATTCACCCGAGGAATCGGCGCAAGTTGACATAGCCCCTGACCTGCGCGCAACATACCCCGTGAGTGTGGTGACTTGTCCGTCCGACGCGGGGAGCGAACGGGGACGCGGTCCCACACTCCCTTTATGTCCACCGGCTTGACAACGCGGGCCATCTCTGTCAACCTGGGTACATCCCAACCACCTGGTTGAGATATCACATCCAACGGTGTGATGCGGATTGATGTGTTCCGTTCGGTAATACCGGCGCCTTAGCTGGAACTCAGGTGTCGGAGCACTTGCGCATGTACGACAGGCCGCTGCTTCTAGTTGACCAACTTCACAGTGACCTTGTTTTCTCAAAGGACCCGTTGACTAACCCCCACAGTCAGCGGGTCCTTTGCCGTCCCCATCCCAACCCCGAACGGGACCCCCATGCCACTGTTCTCCAAGCCGTCCGCGCGCAAGATGCTAGGTCGCCAACCAGACGACCGATCCATTCCCCGGGTCAAGCTGTCACTGTTGCCCGGGGCCACCCTGACCCCACCCGCGTCGGCGAACTGGTCGAGCGCGGTGCCGGGGAGTTCATGGGGCATGCTCGGCAACGACCAGGTCGGGGACTGTGTGGCGGCGGCCGCGTTCCATTCTCAGCAGATGTGGGAGTACGACGCGCAGAACGTCACCACCGGGTTCACCACCGCGCAGGTGCTGACCATGTACTCGGCGATCAGTGGCTACACCCCGTCCAACCCCAACTCCGACGTCGGCGCCACCTTGATCTCTGGTTTGCAGTACTGGACCAAGGTCGGGGTGAACGGCTACAAACTGGCCGCGTACGCGCAGATCGACGGCACCAACACGGCGCTGTTGCGCAATTGCATCGCCCTGTTCGGAGTGGTGTACGCCGGGTTGAACGTGCCGGCGAGCGCGATGAGCCAGTTCGATGCGGGTCAGCCGTGGTCGGTGGTGGCGCGCAGCCCGATCGACGGAGGGCACTGCGTTCCGCTGGTCGGCTACGACGCCGCCACCTACACGTGCGTGACCTGGGCGAAGACGCAGCCGATGACCGCCGCGTTCCACACCCGCTACTTCGATGAGTGGTGGGTGCCGATCTCGGCGGACTGGGAATCCAAGACTGGGTTGACCCCGAGCGGCCTGGACGGTGCCACCGCTAACGCGGACTATCAGGCGCTCACCGGGACGAACGCCAGCCCCTTCCCCGTGGTCACCCCGACGCCCCCACCGACCCCCACACCTACGCCTACCAGCGCGGACGCGACCCTGTGGGCGGCATCGCAGGCGTGGGCGAAGGCGAAGGGGTTCTAGATGGTACGGTGCTCCCCGCAATAACCGCGTCTGTAGCTCAAGGGGACCACCACCGGCATCGCTGTGCACGGCGCGTCGGCCCGGTAGAGCACCGCCTCGCTAAGGCGGAGGTTTCGGGTTCGAGTCCCGGCGGGCGCACTGCTCAGGAGCCGTTGAGGGTGGCGTCACCGTCGGCGGCTGACTTGGCGCGCCGGATCAGGTACTCGAACGCCTCGCTGTAGTCATCGAAGAACTTGATTGCGAACTGGGACGGGCCCATCACAGCCCAGCGCCGGGGACCGCAGAACAGCCAGCGCCGCCGGGTCTGGAACATGCGGACCCGGGCGCGGACACCAGGCACGCTGATCTTGATTGAGACGGTGTCCAGCCTCTTGTCCGTTGGGTCAGGCTGCATGGGGTTACCTGCCCGACAGCTGGATCAAGATGGCGGAGAGCAGCACCACAACGCAGAGCAGCTGAATTTGGATGATCGTCAGCTGCTTAGACACTGCGAGCTGACCTTCGACCGGGCACAAGAGAGCCCATCGGCGTGTACTTGACGTCGCCGAGCCACTCCACGGACTGTCCGGCGGCGACCGCGAGCTCAGACATGGGCGGGGAGTAGAACCGGGCGTGCCCATTGCGTCGGGCCGCTAGCACGGCCTTGCGGGCGGCGTCCTGGAACGCGATTCGCGCGGCGAGGTGCACAGCCTGCGCGGCATCCCAACGCTCCCGGGCCGCGCGCAGCTCATCCAGGATCTCGTCTCGGGCCGGCCAAGGAACGTTCAGGATCTCTGCGGGGTCGGTCACGTCACTCACCCGCGTCGATGCAGGCATTGCACAACGGGGCCTGGCTGACCGGGATAAGCCGGCCGCAGCCCTGACAGGGCACTCTCTGTTCAGTCATCAGTAGCCTCTCGATCGGGCATGGCGCGGGCTGAGAAGCGCAGAGCCCCGGCCATCCACTCGGCTTGTTCCTGAGTTATGCCGGCAGCGATGCGGGACCAGCCAGCGCCTTGTGTCTGGTTGCCGCGTTCGTACCCAGGCAGTAGGGCCCACACGCACCAGCCGCTCACCGTTCGAACCTCGTTCCCTGGGGCTGTGCCGGCGCGGTGGGCAGCTCGGTGATGGGCCGGGCGGTGCCGGCGACGACCAGCGTGTTGAGGTAGTTCACGGTCACGGCGGTGCCCGGTTCGGTGAGCATCATGGTGACGAACCCGGTCACCTCGGCCAGCGCGCCGTTCACGTCTACGATGACCCGGATCGGCTGGCCGTGACTGACGTGCCGCACGATAGCCATCAGCTCTGCACCAATGCGGCCATAGCTTCCTTGCGGTCGACCTCGCGGATTTCGTCACCGGTGACTACCCAGTAGCGCCTTCCGAGACGACGGCGACCTTCGTTGCTCTCATAGACGCCGTCGCTCAACTCTGTGTAGGTCACGTTTCCCGTCTTCCGAGACCCGGACAGGTTGTACTCATCAACCCTGATGAACACCCGAGCGAGGTTGCCGGGCTGGCTCACGTCGCGCCGCAGTACCCGAGCCAGCCAGGTTTTGCCCTCGGGGGTACAGACATCAAGGACCAGTTCAGCCGCCATAGCCATCAGCTCTCCTCCTCATCTTCACGGGCCGCCTTCTCGATCTCCTCCTGGAGCCGTTCTGCCTCGATCTCCTCGAGCGTGCGCGGGTTGTTGTAGTCGCCCTTGCCGGTGAAGATGGCCATTTCCTGCTGCCTCCACGATTCTTTGACTATGTACGGCAGCACGGCGCTATTCCACCGCTCGAACATCTCTTCTCGCTCAACCGTCCTGTCGTACGCCGCCTGAGCCTCAAAGGCCGCTTGTACCGCGTCCCGCACAGCGGCTAGCAGATATGAGGGACGGATACCCCACCGCTGCATTTCCGCGAGCGCGGCCCTGACCGCCCAGTCGGAGACCTTCACGTCGCCAGCCATCTCAGATCCCGTCTCGTGAGCGGTCGTAGTGATCGTCCGGGTCCTGGGTGTACTCGGGGTCGTTGGGGTCGATCTGGGGTGTGGTGTCGCAGAAGGCGTGGAAGTTGCCGAACATGTCTATGCCTACGCTGTGATCTACTGTGTCGCCCCCACACAAGGGGCAGAGTTCGTACTCGAACTGGTCTGTGAGCCATTGGATTGCTACTGCGTGTGTGATGCGGCCTTTGAAGCTCAGGTGGGTCTTCATGTCAGACTTTCCTTTCCAGTTCGCTCACCCGGGCGCGCAGGGCGTGGACCTCGAACATCGTCAAGCCCAGGACGACCCAAGAGCAGAGCAGGGACAAAACGGTGAGCATGGGTCCGTCCTCTCTGGCTGGTAAGTAGAACTCTACCGGTATGTGGCGTCGTTGTCAATGCAGTGGACACAGGTTGCGCCGGGAGGTTCTGGCCCGACGACGGCGGGAGAGGGCGCTATGGCGGCGCGTCCGTGCCTGGTGTGTGGCACACCGACCAAGACCGGCGCGCGCTGCGCCGCACACCCCGCCGCGTCCGGCTACCAGGCCAAGACCAACGACCGGGGACTAGGCCGGCCACACCAGAAGCTGCGCGCCACCGTCATCGTCAGATGGGTTGCTGCGTACGGCTGGCTCTGCCCCGGACACGGCGTGGACCCGCACCCGGTACCAGCAGGCGGCTTGACCCTGGATCACGTTGTGAGCCGATCTGAGGGCGGTTCCAGCGATGAGGCCAACGCGTCGGTGCTGTGCCGGGCCTGCAACTCGCGCAAGGGTGGGCGGAACCGCTTCCGCTAGCGTCTAAAAAGGGCTTTCCTGTCCTTTGAGCCGCGCGACCTGGCGCCACACCTGCTCGACGCACTGCTTCTGGTGTCGGCGGTAGGTCACGTTGGCGTGCGGGAAGTTCTCCACGTGGTCGGCGGCCTCGATCAGTCCGTCGATGCGGCCCCGTCGATACGCCTCCACGGCTGATTTGGCGACGGCGTCAGCCCAACCGTCCGGGATCTGCTCGGTCATTTCGGAACTCGAATCCAGTACACGTGCACGTTCTTCATGCTGCACCGGTTGTACTGTTCTCCACCGTCTACCACCGTGACACCCTTCCACCCGAGCGCGCTCACAGCGTTCACCACGGCTTGCTTCTCACCGTAGGCACCGTGCTCCGTGTACGTATCCTTGGTACGGCCACCCATCCAAGGTGAGGCACCTGCTTCAATGAGGGCGCGTTCAACCGCGCGAGTGCGGATGTTGGCTCGGCCTGTGGCGTACTTGTCACGGGGCATCAGCTTCTGCCTCCCGTTCCTCTCGATAGTTCTGGCAGCCAGCACCAACCCTGTGGCAGTCAGGGCCGATGCAAGCGGTCAGCGCGACCGTGCGCTGCGAACCTGTTCCAGGCCGATCGTCTGACCATCGGTGAGGATGAGCGACTCGGGGTTTCCGTTGTCGGAGCGGTAGTTGTAGCCAGCGACTACGCCCGTCTGCTCGCCGTAGGCGTCCACGTAGATGACGGTGGCGTTGCGGGTGCAGCGCCCGGTGTCCTGGCCCTTTTTCGTTGTCATAGGTAGGACTCTACCGAACAGAGCCCTACCTGTCAACCGTGTTGAAAGACTAGACCTGGATGCGGCGCCGGTACAGCTCGTGGTTGACCGCGCGCAGCCGGTGGTCCGCCACCAACGCCTCCTCGATCGACTGCGAGTCGTCGAACACAGCTACCGTGTACTCGCTGTACAGCCGCAACAGGTCGTGCTCGCTGGCGAAGCGCAGATCCTGGACCGGGCCGTTCATAGCCACGACCAAGGACGATCTTCGGCCGAGTCCTGAGTGTTGCGGTACCCGGAGACCTCGGTATTTACGTCATTGGCGAAGTCTTTGATCTGGACTATGGGTTGATTGCTCCAGCTTCCTTGGCTCTCAACGCCCGGCAACGGGTCACCTGGTTTCCATTCGTTCATGCCTCACCTCGCAGGACCGTGCCGAGCGCGAGCAGGAACAGGTTGTTTCGCTCGCCGTAGTTCTCATAGTGCTCAGGGTCCAGCTCGGCGGCATTGACCTCAGCCACCCACTCGTTCTCGGCGGGGTCATACGGCATCGTCATCGGTGCTTCTCTCCTTGGTCCGGTGGTTGGGGTATTGCGTCCGGTCAGTACTTGGCGGGCTTGCCCTCCTGTTTCCTTATGGCACGGATCTGTTCGGTGGTGAAGCCCTCGGGGCAGTTGCATGCTCCCGCTCCCAACTCGAGACAGCCCTTCCTGTCGTGCGATTCGATCGGATGGCCGCACTCGGTGCACTCGACGTAGTCGGGGAGGACATCCCAGTAGGTCTCGCCGGCGTTCACTGCGGGTCGTCGTAGGGAAAGAGCCACCTGTAGGCAAGGCCGTCGTTGCCGCTGTTCGCCCGGTCAACCAGTTCGGCGCTCAGCTTGTCGAGCGTTGCCTGGTCCACCTCAGTGACCTCAAGCCGTACCGGCGAGTCGACGTAGTGGTCGAAGACCTTGGCGTGCTGGCTGATCAGGGCTTTGGTGGTCTGGCGGGCCATGGTGGTCTCCTTCAGTCTGCGTATTCCGGGCAACCACACGCCGCCCACAGTGGGCCGTCGAAGCTGTGCGTGTGGTACTGCTCGACCGTGCCGGCGAGTGTGCAGGCGCGGTGCGAACCGTCGCCGATGTACTTGACGCCGGCCCGCTTTTTGGTTGGGAACGTGCACTCGGTGTGGACACCGTTGGTGTGTAGGTCGAGGGCGTCCATGGTGTCTCCTCACCACTCGCCGTAGGTGCACACGAGCCCACACCCGCCGGAACGGTGCTTCTCGGATGCGAAGTGCGCGCGGATCTCGGTGGCCGCGATTTTGTCCAGCACTGCCCTGCTCGGTGCCCACGTGACTGCTGGTTCTCCGGCGATGAGCTCGTCGCACCGGGGACAACCCTCGGTCTTGCGCCCGAAGACCGGCCCGCCGCATGTGTGCTTGGTTGTCATAGGTAGAACTCTACTGGACACCACGGATTATTGTCAACCCCGTGGACGGAATACTTACACACAGACGACCGCTCGCCGTGAACGGTCGCCCGTGTGCGTTCTTCACGTGCCATAGCCTGACGGGAACGCGGGGATCACGACCTTGAGGTCCGGGCACACTGCTTGCAGGTGACGCCAGCCCGCCAGTGTGGCCACCCTCCCGTTGCCTGTGTAGCGAATGAACCCGCTGCTCGACAGCTGCTGTTCGATGGCCAGCAGAGTGGAGCGGGTCTCTTCGCCGAGCACGCCGGCCATCGCGTTGGACAACTGGTTGAGCCCCACCGGCCCGCCACCACGCTCGATACAGATGTGTACCAACACGGCGAGGTGGGCTTCAGTCAGTCCGGCGCTGTCCAGTTCACCGAGCTCCAGGGCGAGCTCAACCATCATGGGTTCGATCGCTTCGCCGGGGAACTCCAGCTGTGCGTAGTCCCGGACCCGCTCCAACAGCCGCTCAGCCTCACGTGGAGTGCCGTGACAGCGCTGGGCTAGGGCGAGCCGAGACTCCTCGTTGATCTCGATGTCGAGCCGCTGGGCGGCCCTGCGCAGGATCTCGGACATGTCGGCGGCACCGTAGGGTTTGAGCTGCACGGTCAGCGCCATCCGATCGCGCAGCGGCTTGGTGATCTTGCCGTAGACGGTGGTGGCGCCGATGCAGGTCCAGGGCGCCATGGTGACCGGGCGTTCCTCGGCGCCGGAGAGCTGCGAGGCCGGGGGGATCACGAAGGTGTAGGGCGGCATCATCGCCAGCCCCAGCATCTCCTCGGTCATCGAGGTCATCCGGTGGCATTCGTCGATGAACAGCACATCGCCGGCCTGAACCTTGCTCAGCACCTTGGCGAGGTTCTTCGTGGTTCGCAGGTTCGACGCTGAGGTGACGTGCACGGTGATCGGCGCCATGTCGCGCTCAGCCCGCCACTCGTTGATCATCTGGCCTACCAGGTGCGCAAACGTCGTCTTGCCCAGCCCCGGCGGGCCGTGCAGCAGGATGTGCTTGGGTGTCTCGCCCCGGTCCAGCGCGGCCTTCACCAGGAATCCGATCTGGCTTCGCGCGCTGGCGTTGCCCACCATGTCGATGAGCTGGGTGGGTGCCGGTGGCGGCTCGGGTGGCGGCTCGGCCTCGCGGACGATGCGCAGGTACGGCGGCTCAACCTTGGCGGGTGCGGGCATGCCAAGCGTCAAAGCCGCCCGTTCGAGGGCGGTACTCATGGGTGGGGCCTTCCTTGGTCCGGCTGGTTGGGGATCAGAACAAGACGAGCAGGTCATCCACTCGGTCGGTGAGCACCGAGGCGATGCCGACGATGACGTGTGCGGCCTTCGTGCGTTCCCAGGCGACGGCGGTGTAGCGCACGTGGTCCAGGTGGGTGGCGAGCTCGATCTCGCGAAGCTGGCTGTCGACCCGGTAGTACTCGGCCAACGCCTCCTGTAGCGCCGCGTTGTGGGACTTGACGCTGATCCGGGTCAGCTCGCCACCGGGGTAGGCCGGCACGTAGCGGCTCGGTGGGCCAGGGTTGCGTAGTGCGGTCACGGGCGTTGGGCTCCTTTGGTTGGGGTCAACCCGGTGGATTCTATCGGCCGACGAGACGCCGGACACTGAGGCCGCGTCCTGGCCAGTTCACATTTGGGACGCCACCGCCGGACAGGCCCGCGACCTTGGGTGCCTTCGCGGACTTGCCGCCGCCGCTCGACTTGCTCGACGTGGCCGGCTTGGGCTGTTGGGCGGTCTTGGGCTGTTGTTGGGCCTTGGTGGGCTTGGCCTGCTGAACGACGATGACGACGATGGTGGGCTGCGGTGCAGGCTGAGGTAGGGCAGCGTGGTCGTGAGCGTTGGAGACAGCGGCCTGAGCCAGCGTGCAGTACTGGTAGCCGTCGTCCTGGCAGACGCGTACCGGGTTCGGGTCAGACGCGGCCACCTGTGCAACCGGGAGGGGGGCCTTCTGATCTAGGTGGGTGTGCGTGGCCCACGACACGACAGCCAGCGCACCGACGATGACGCTGATGTACATGGCTGCACGCAGCACGTTGAGCACCTCGAACCTGGTGGCGGTCGTGGTGGCAGTACGGGCATGGCGGGTGCGGACAGGCTGGGTGCGCACCGCCGCATGGTGTGTGTGCACAGGCATAGGATCAGGCATCGCATGGCTGTGTGCATGACCTATGTTCTTACGCCAGGCAACATCAACATCAGAAGAGATCGGTGGCCTGGCAATGGTGGCCCTGTGCTGACTCATGGCTCGAGTCTACCAGGTTGACGCCATTCTTGAAAGGCGCCGGTGTAATACGCCGAGAAGCGCGAAAATTAGACGCCAAACGGCGCATGAC